CAGATAAAGCTTTAGTACCAATGTAAGTTAATTTTATTAAATTAAACTTCACTACTAGTCTATCTTCATTATTTATATCTATATTTGCAGCAGATGTTAGAGCACCCTTTTGAACACCAGTTTCATTAGTTGTTCCTCAATCAGTTTATTTAAATATTATATAACTTAAAAAAGATGTATATAATCTAGTTATTAATTAAAATATTAAAGGTATGGTTAATTTAAATGTTAATTATCGTGGTGGAGATTATCTCCTTAGTTTGCCAACTACGCTTAGTGAAATCAATGTTGATTATCTTAATAAGATTACTCATCATATTCATGTAGCTCCAAATTATGCTCTTGTTGCTATTTTGTATAAGGTTCGTCCTATCGAAATTGTAAGTAGTGTAAGACAGAATAAAAACGCTAATGTTGGTGCAGTAGCAATGTTTATTAAAGGTAATAGTAATACTGGTTTTTATGACAATATTAAACTTGGTGATACTGTTATTATTGCTCCTACTGATATTGCGCTTGGTCACACTGTAAGAGTAGTTAATAATAATCTTACTCCTAGTAAACTTCTTGAACTTGCAGAGACAAATCCTGATTTGAATAAGAAACTTATCGGAGTTATGACTCCTACTTATTTTGTAGATTTTAAAGTTGTAGCTACTGCTTTTATTCATGGTAGTATGACTAAAGATGAAAGTAAAGAAGCTATGTATTTAGTACCAGTAGGTAAACTAGAGTAAGTTATGAATGAGCTATATACTCCTTTTACGGGGGGGCTAGAGCGATAGCGGAGGGGACGCAAGTCCCCGAAGCGATACCGGTTACATTTATAAAATTAATAATAATACAATGAATGATGAATTAGAAGTTCGTAAGTTTCCTGCAATGGGTGGATATGATGTTACGATAGTTAATAAAAATGATATTCTTAAAACTATTGATGACAACATTATAGATAAAGAAATAGCTTATGAAATAATAACGTCATTAGAGTTGTCTTGTCAAAAGTATGTTTCTGCTGGTGATGCTGCTGGTATTCCTTATATAGGAAAAATTAAAGAACGACTTACAGCAGCTATTGCTAGAGAAAATATAGAAGCTCTTGATGATGCTAAAGAAGTGTTAGATAAAGAACATTATATAGCTTTTAAACGTGCTTTGTTTGCTGACGAAAGTAAACATTATAAATATAACAAAGTATATAAACTTGAAATTGCTCGTGTTGTTAGACATAACAGAAGACAATATTGGAGCTATGTTGATACAATAGGAGAAGTAAAAGCTGATATAATGTTTCATGGTATAGCTCATTTAAGATATTCACCGCCATGCGAAGAACAGATTTAATTATAGATAACATGATTGTTATTGATGATAATGGAATGCCTAAAGCTCCAGATGTTCGTCAATTAATGGATAAAGATATTCGTACACTTTATCAACAAGATAAAAGTAAAGATAAGTCACAGTACATAAAAGATTGTATAGTTATTTATTACATGGGAGACCCAAAGTCTCCTGCAAAACAAAGTGGTCTTAGTGATGGTGAAGCACTTAAAATGGCTATTGAGCAAGCTGGATTGCCAGCTAACTATATTCCTAATCAACTTGTTAGAAAGATAATAAGTAGATATTATGCTGCTAATATTGGAGAAGCTGGTAGAGTAGTTGAAAATCTTCTTAAAACTCTTCATAATGTAAATATAGCTATTGGTGCTATAAATATGTTACTTAATGAAAAGCTTAGAGATAGAGCTAATCTAACTGTTGAAAACGTTAGTGACATAATGGGTTTGATTAATCAAGTTAGCGCTAAGGCTTCTGACTTGCCTAAGATTCTTAAATCACTTGATGAAGCTAAAGAAAATCTTATGTATGAAAAGGAAACTGAGACTGCAAGAGGTGGAATGGCTGTATCAAGTAGTATGGATTCAACTCAATACATGTAACTATGGAGGTAAATTTAATTTTTAAAATTCATCGTAAAGCTAAAATAGAAGAAAATCCTTCTAAGTATTTAGATGCCGATGAAGAATATAAAGAATATGCTAGAGAACCAAGGTCTATTTATTGGGTCACAAATAAAGGTAAAGCATTATCTTCTAATTGGAGTGGTATTAGAGTTATGAATACTCAAGTTGCAAACAATAGTGGAAGAGATGCTGCCAAATATGTAGGAGTTTCTGCTACTAATATATTTAGAGCTTTAAATGGCATTTATAAAGTTGTTGGAGGTTATCGTTGGAAATATAAAAAATCAGTATTAAATTAAACATCTAAAGATATGAATAGTATTTATAACAATAATTTTCTATATTTCCAAGAAGAAGGTCATAAGTATACTGACACTTTAGGAAATGAATATCTTAGTGTTACAACTAATATTGAAAACTACTGTCCAAAGTTTAATGCAGACTATTGGGCACGTAAGAAAGCTAAAGAACGTGGTATTAGTGAAAAGCGTATCAAAGAAGAATGGGCTGCTATTACAAAAGAAGCTTGTGAACGTGGTACTGCTACACATAATGGTCTTGAAGATGGAATTAAAGAAAGTAGTATGTTTAAAGATGCTATTCAGTATCTTACAGAAGTTAAAACTGGTAGATGTATAACTGTTGCTGATATTCCAAATCTTCAAGCTCATCCTCTAGATATAGAACAATTTAAAGAAGCTACTAATGATAAATATCCTGAGATTTATAGTGTGTTTCAATATTATATAGATAGAGGATATACTATTTATTCTGAGATTGGAAGTTTTATTCCAGAACTTCTTCTTAGTGGTACTATAGATGTTCTTTGTATAAGACCTGATAGATTTGTTATTCTTGATTGGAAAACTAATAAAGATGGTCTTCATTTTACTAGTGGATTTTATCGTAAAGATAAGAAAGCTAAACCGGTTCAATTAACTAGTGAATGGTGTAATACTCACGAAATGATGCTTCCTCCTTTTGGGCATTTAGAAAATTGTAATGGTAATCATTATACAATACAGCTTTCAACTTATGCTCGTATGGTAGAAATGATACTTAATATTCCTTGTTATGGTTTAGGTCTTTGTCACATACAAACACCTTTTGTTAAGAACCAATATGGTATGCCATTACGTGACAAACGAGGAATGTATGAAATAGATAAGAATGGTAAAGAAGTTGTTACTTGGTATCATATTAATTATATTCGTAATGAAATAGATGCTATGTTTCAAGATAGAAGAATTTATCTTAATAGTAAAGGACTTCTTAATACACAAACTGAAATACAATGGTAGAATATAAAACTAGACTCTTATTCCTTGTAAATAAATAAATGAAGTATGACAAGACGAAGACGAATTAATACTATAGTTCTTCATGTTGAAGAAGTTAGTAATATTAAGTATGTTTGTAAAGGCGTTCCAGAAGATGGAACGTTTTATGTATTTGGTGTATTAAAACAATAAGATATGAATAAAAAGTTATTTAATAAAGCAAGTAAAGCTGATTTCAGCAAAATACTCATCAATAAAGGATATGCCTATTTTAATAAAGGTAAGTATAATCTTAACATTATTGGTATTAGAAATGCTGGCAATAATGTTACTAATAAATTTGATGATGTTATTGTAGTAGAATATAGTGATATGTATGGTATCAAATCTAGAAATATATTTGCTGCTACTACTGACCCCGGTATTACTAGTATGACTAAACCTGTAAGTTATAAAGGTTGTGCTATACTTGTTCCTGGTCAATATCGTTCTGCTTGGAAACTTGGTTATCATAAAGGTAAGTATGAAGCAATTGTTCAATATAAACCTGTAAAAGTTTATAGAGATAACAATAAAGATGCTGTTTATGATTTTAATCCAAAGACTATAGAAGAAGGTACATTTGGTATCAATATTCATAAAGCCGGAAAACATTCTACTCAAGTTGATAATTGGTCTGCTGGTTGTCAAGTTCTTGCTAATAAAGAAGATTTTGATACTCTTATGAAACTTGCTCATAGACAAATTAGTCAAGGATATGGTAAACTATTTACTTATACTTTAATTAATGAGGAGGATTTATAATGGCTTGTATTCTTATTAATGATGAAGTTCAAAGTACTCTTACTATGAAAGATTTAGAAAAAGCTATTCGTTATATTTTTCTACAGAAGAGAAACAAATAATAATTTCTCCTGAAGGAGGAATAGGATATATATCTCGTAAAGAGTATGCTGAAAGAAATTATTAATAGTCTTCATAGTTATAAACCTTTTAGTAAATATTTAAGTAATGGATAGTTTTAGTAATGAAGATAGTAAAGGTTTTGTAGTAGTTCTTGTTCTTACATTTGTTATTTGTTGCTCTATGGTTATTGGAAAATATTATCATACTAAAAATAACAATATTAATGAACAAAATATTGAACTACAAAAACATAATGATAGTCTAAGAATTAAAGTTGATAATTTAGATAGTATTAAAAATGCAAAAGTTATTGAAGTTAAAGCTCTTGATAATGATAGCACTATTAAGTTATTCTATCAACTCATCAAGTAGAGTTTACATACCTTTTACGGGGGGGCTAGAACATGATAGTGTTAAAGTTGCTATTGATGACCTTCGTAAAGCTAATACAAAATTAATAGAATTAAGTTATGAAAAGAATATTAATAAGAACCTTCGACAAATTATTGTCAATGATAGTGTTCTTGCAGAACAAGCTAGACAAAGATATATATTATTGGATAGGTCATGTAAGAAAATAAAGAAGCAACGTAATGTTGCTTATTGTGGTACTGGTGTTGCTATTATGTTACTAATTTTAAGTCTATTGAAATGAGTGATGATAAGACTGTAGAAAAGTATATTGAAAGCTACCCTTTTCTTCAATATCAAAAAGAAAACCAAGGTCAATATAGACGAGCTAAAGATGCTGGTTATAAAGACCCTAATGATTTCTTTATGATAGGAGAAAGTGGTGGCTTTCTTCTTGATATACGTATAGGAGATAAATTTGTAAATACTAATCTTCTTAGTGAAATGGCTAATATATATCATATTAATGGTGGTAAATATACATTATATAAAGAAGATAGTATTCCTCATAGACAACTTCGTAAAAGAGAAGAATATCGAAGAAGCCATGGATTTGATGCTCCTTGTTTTATGCGTGAAGGTAAAGTTCAAAATCTTCATATTAGTGGAGATATGTATAATTATCTGAATTATACTGTTATTGAACAGTTGGATGAAAAGACTATTATACATACAGATAAAGGTTCTGTTGCTAAGAAGAAACAAGACTTTCCTAAGTTTATAGATGCACAGTTTTGGACTTTTGCTATTATAGAGTTTTGTGAACTTAATGGTTTTCATCTTCTTATAGATAAAACTCGTCGTGGAGGTTTCTCTTATATTATGTCTGCTCATAGTGCTAATAAGATTAATCTTCAACCTAATAAAGTTTGTATTCATGTAGCTGCTGATTCAAAGTATCTTACTAAACGTGGAGGTCTTACTGATTTTAGTATTAGAAATCTTTATTTTTATGAGAATAATACATTCTTTAAAAGAGGAATACTTTCTCGTGCTGCTGAGAACTTTACTTTAGGATTTAAACTTACTAATGGAGATATTAGTCCTAAGTCTTGGAATAGTGCTTTGTTTAGTGCTTCTGCTAATAACAATCCTGATTGTGCTATTGGTAAGGATGCTGTTAGTGTTAAGACTGAGGAGGTTTCTACGATGGAAAACTTTGATGATTATATGAATGTTACTGAACCTGCTATGCGTACTGGTAGTTATGTTACTGGTAACTTATTTGCTTGGGGTACTGCAACTAGCGGTAATATGCAAGTTTTTGAAATGAACTTCTATAATCCTAATAAGTTCCATTTTATGCCTTTTGAAAATGTATGGGATAAAGATTCTCGTAATGAAGTTTGCGGTTATTTTAAACCGTATTGTTGGGGTCTCCAAGGTCAGATTGGAGACCTTTTTGCAATGGATAAAGAAGGTAATTCTAATATAGAAACTGGTCTTCGTATTGCATATAAAGAACGTGTAGCTAAAAGAGAAAGTAGTAAAACTTTCAGTGATTATATTAATTATCTAGGTCAGTATGCTAATATGCCTAGTGAGTCATTTAGTTCTACTAGTGAAAACTTATTTAGTTCTGAAGCTTTAATGAACTGGGAAGAAATTCTAAGGAACGACCCTGCTTATACAGATATTGCAGATGATGGAATGTTCTTTGAAGATATTAATCATAAAATCATATTTAAAACTAATGCTCGTATTAAAGCTGAAGGTGGTAAATTTAATGTTGATTATTTTGATTGGATTGAAGGTGTTCCTCGTAAGCCTCGTGAGCATCATCATGGTTGTGTTCGTAAATGGTTTGAACCAATTAAACTTTCTTATATAGATAAAGATGGAACTGCTAAACTTGGTATTCCTCCTGGTCAATATAGTATTAGTTATGACCCAGTAGGTGTTAATAAAGAGAATGATGCCCTTACTAATAAACATTCTCATAATAGTATTAAAGTTTGGGAAAATCCTACTCAATATAATAACTTTAAGACTAAACTAGTTTGCGCTTATTATGGACGTCCTGAGAAGCTTGAACAAGCTGATTGGATATGTTACCTTATGGCACGTTATTATAACTGTATTGGAACAACTGGAGTTGAGGTCAATCGAGGTGAAACTGTAAGTAACTTTAGTAAATGGAAAGCATTAAAGTATTTAATGAAAGACCCTGTTGAACTTTGGGATAGTTCTATTAAAGCTAAAGTTACTGCTTCTTATGGTGTCAACGTAGGTGGTGGTACTGGTACTGGTAGTAGTAAAGTTCTTGAAGGTCTTCGACTTCTTAAAGAAATGCTTTATAGTCCAGTTGGTAAAGATTTAAAAGGTAATGATATTATGTTGTTTCAAACAATATATGACCATCAGACTATACTTGAACTTCTTAAATGGAATGTTAAAGGTAATTTCGATAGAGTATCTGAAATGATTATTCGTGCTTTACAATGGAAACTTCAAGATGTTCAAGCAGCTAAAGAACTTCTTCATAGAAAGAAGACTACTGAAAGCAATATTAGAGATTCAATCTGGAATAGAAACTGGTTCTGATATTTAGTTAACTAATTAATATAATGTACGTATGTTTAATAATTTAAGTTTTCAATTTCCTAAACAACAGGTTGATGCTGCGACTAAAGAGAAACCTGATTGGTATGCTAATAGTATAGATTATATTATTGGCTTAGGACTTAGTTTGAATGATAGAACTGAGACTGAAACAATGCTCAATGTTCTACATGGAGATTTACCACAAGAGTTTTATAAAAAGACTCTTAATCCTTACAATGCAACTAATGAACGTTTTCAACGTTTTCCTGCAACTCTTCGTAATTATGATATTATGTCTGATATTATACGTAGATATATAGGAGAGTATTTTAAAGGAATTCATGAATTTGCAGTAGGAGCTAATAATCCTGATATAGTATTTGAAAGAAATCAAGCTTTGAAGGAAAAAGTAATGCAAGCAGCACAACAAGCGTTTCAACAAGAGTTTGAACGTAAGTATAAAGAAGCTGTAGAACAAGCTCAAGATAAAGGTCAATCTCCTGAAAGTATAAACCCTCAAGAAGTAATGCCAGACCCAGAAGAGTTTATTGCTAAATTTAATAAAGATTATATTGATAAAGAAAGTAAGCAAGGTCAAGATATTCTTAATTATATTAGAGACCTTACAAATGATGCTCAAATATATCTTACAGCTTTCTTTAATTATTGTTCTCTTGGTGAATGTTATACCTATACTGAACTTCGAGGAAATAAGATTATTAAAGAATGTGTTCCAACTATTGAAGCGTTTCCTATTCCTAATAATCAATTTATGGTTGAAGACCATGATATGTTTGCAAGACGTATTATGATGTCATATAATCAAATACTTGATACTTTTGAAGATTATTTGACTGATAAAGATAGAGCTTATCTTAATGACCTTTATAATACTTCTCCAGGTGCTTCTACTAAAGTTGTTCAATTAGGATGGAACCAATTATTTGAGAAATATCCAGAAGTTTGTGGTAAGTTTACTGATAAAGAAAGAAATTTATATAAAACTCAATCTTTAACTTCAAGTGCAAATAATAGTAATCTTTATGAAGTTTGGCATGTAGTTTGGAAAGGTTTTGCTCGTCAAGGTATTCTTACTTATACTAATGAACTTGGTTTCCAAGAACAAAGAATAGTTGAAGAAGATTATGAATTTAATCCAGAAGCTGGAGATATTGATATTGAATGGAAATATAAAACTCAAGTTTATGAAGGCTATCGTATAGGTACTCGTTATAATGGTATTTATCCTGTTAAAGCTAGACCTATTCTTTATGAACGTAAAGGTAAACTTCCATATAATGGTATTCAAGAACTTCTTCCTTATTGTGGAAAGTTTAGTATTATTCAAATAATTACTCCTTTCCAAGTTTTTAGAAATATTATTTCTTATCATCAAGAAATGGTAATAGCAAAGAACAAGATGTTGATTTTGTTACTTCCAAAATCTCTTGTTTCTTCTGAAACAGAAGATGCTATTTATAGAATGGCAGCAGATGGTGTACTTCCTATTGATGATGAAGAAGACGCAGCAGGTGTTAAGATGCAAAACATTAGACTACTTAATGCTAATATGGGACAATACATAACAGAACTTAGTAATCTTAATGAAGCAATTAAACAAGAAGCTAGAGAGCTTGTTGATATGAATGCTCAACGTTATGGTCAAATAGCTCAATCTGCTGGAGCTTCTACAACTCAAAATGCTATTAGTCAATCAAGTACTGGTTCTGTTTTAATATTCCAAATGTTTGACCTTTTAAGATGTGCTGATTATAATAGAGATTTAGACTTTGCTAAATGTGCTTATATTGAAGGTCTTGAAACATCTTATATTGATAAGACAACTGGTAAGAAACATTATCTTAGTCTTGATGTTAATAGTTTTGTTAATTCTGACTATTCTACTACTGTTAGAAATAATGGTAAAGAAATGGATAAGATTCAACAACTTAAACAATGGGCGTTTAGTGCTGCACAAAATGGAGATTTAGAGTCTGCTCTTGCAGCTATCCAAGGAGATAATGTTGCAGCTATTTCTGATAGTATTAGACAATTCTCTGAAATTAGAAGGCAACATGAGGAACAAATGAAGCAAATGGACCAGGCAATTCAAGAACAAGCTAATCAACTGAAGCTTCAAGAGATTTCTGCTAAGGGAGAACAAGATAGACAAACACTTGCTCTTAAAGCACAATATGATTTACAACTTGAATATGCTAAAGGTGATATAGCTTTACTTGGAGATGCAAATCCTCAAAACGATGATTATGCTAAAACTCAATTAGCTAAACTTCAGGAGGAAAGTAAGAGAGCTAGTGAAGCTGCTAAACTTCAACTTGAACGTCAAAAACTTGCAATGGATGCTTATAATAAAGCAGCAGATAGACAAATTAAAAGAGAAGAAATGGATAATCAATTAAAGATTGCCAAGACTAATAAGAACAAGTATGATAAGAAATAGGTTTTGTTTTATTATTTGTTGATTAATGTGTGAGAGTAGTGCTCGTGAGGGTACTACTCTTTTTTATTATCTGCCTGTAAAATATTTAATATTTCAAATTCGTCTGTAAGACGTTCAATCGTATTTCGTGAATAACCTATCACCAAATATATGTGAGAGCCGCCCCGTAAAAGGAATTACGCTCTACGTCAATTTTTACTTCTATGAAAGGCTTGTGACAATCGATTTTAATTCATGCTTGATATAGAACTCATTAAAGCAGGCAGTACTAGAATTGCTTGAGGAACAAACATTAATAACAATTTTATATAATAAGGTATACGTTATTATATAGTCAATATTAATATAATATAAATAAGTACACGAGCTATTGTTGATTAAGATAAAGTTCATACTTTTGCAAATAAGTAACTGATGTTACTCTTTTAATTATTAATCATTAAATTATTATTTTATGTTTGTATTTCGTAATACTCTTGGTTTTAAACCTCATAATCGTTTGATGGGTCCACTTGACGGAATTAATCTTGATTTTGGTGGTGGTGGAACTAATGCTCCAGACATCAACGGAGGTGATAATAAAGGAGGCAATAAAGACGGTGATGGTACAGACCCTGAACCTCCTAGTAATAAAGACGGTGACGGAACTGATGATGGTGATGGAACTGATGATGGTGATGGTAAAGATAATCCTGATGGGAAAGACAATAAAGGTAATGATAACATACCTTTTACGGGGGGGCTAGAGCCAGGTACTAATGTAGAGTTTGAAGGTCAAACTTATACAGTCGACGAAAATGGTAATCTCGTAGATAAAGATAATAAAGTTTTCAAAGAAGCTAAAGATGTAAAAGCTTGGATTGATTCTCTTCAAGTAGAAGAACCTACTGATGAAATTAATCTTGCTGCTATTCAAAAGGCTCTTGATGTAGAACTTACTGATGAAGATGGTAAGCCTGCTGAATTTGAAGATTCTATTGATGGTATCAAATCTTATGTAGATAAGGTTATTGAACTTAAAAACAATGAAGTAGCTCAAGCTGCCGTTAATAAAGTATTTACTGATAACCCTATTCTCAAGCAATTTGTAGATTATCTTACTGTAAATAATGGAGACCCTCGTGGTTTTGGTGAACGTCCAGACCGTAGTTCTATTACGGTAGATGAAAAGTCTGAGGAACAACAAATTGCTATTATTAAGACTGCTGCTAAAGAATTTGGTAATGCTAGTCTTAATGACAATTATATTAAGTATCTTAAAGATGCAGGTGGTCTTTATGATGAAGCTAAAGCTCAGTTAGCTAATCTTCAAGCTGCTGACAAACAACGTGACGAAGCTTACGCTAAACAAGCAGAAGCTGAACGTCAAAGAGAAGAAGCTGAAACTTTAGCTTATTGGAAAGATATTAAAGATGTTGTTACTAATCGTAAGATTGGTAATTATACATTACCTGAAACTCTTGTTCGCACAGTTAATGGTCAAAAAGTTACTGTTACTCCTAATGACTTTTATGACTATCTTTATCGTCAGACTAAAGACGCTGATGGCGTTGTTGCAACAGCTTATCAAAGAGATTTGGCTGCTAAGTCTGCTGAACAAGAACGTGATGAAGAACTTCTTAGTGCTTGGTTGATGTATACAGGTGGAACTTATGAAGACCTAGTAAAAATGGCTATTAATGAGGAAAAAGTAAAAACCCTCAAATTAGTGAACAAACAAAGTAAAGGTCGTGGCACTGTACGAATTACTAAACCAGCAAGTGCTAATCATAAAGCTATTGATGATATTCGATTTAGCTAATCAATTTAATGTTTAACAAATAAATTAATTAAGTATGTACGCAATTCGTGAAGTGCAACGTGGTAACTATGATGACAGAGGTTACTCTAATGAAGAAACCATTGCTCATCTTATGTTATCTAAACCTAGTGAGATTAATTCTATACTCACCTATACTTTTGGTATGGATGATGATAGATTTCCACTTAATTTCTTGACTGAAGGTCAAGGTGATGCTGGTACAGTAGATATTGATACTACTGATTGGACTTGGAAGACTATGGGTCGTATGAAGTTCAATGATACTGTACTTTGGTTTAATGACGCTAATACAACTCCTGGTAAAGGTGGTGCTTTATTTGAAGTTGAGTTTAGAACTCATTGGTTTATTGAGCAGTATGGTTTGATTGCTCCTGATGGTGTAACTCAGGTTCGTATTATGAAAGACCTTGGTAAAGGTGTTCATGGTGGTTATCTTTATCGTCTTCGTATTGCAAATCCAAATCCAAATGCTTATGTTGATGTAGCTAAGAACTTGGCTGTAGGTAAGAGTTGGTCTTTGACTGCTCCAACTATTCCAGAGAGTTATTCTAAGGGTAATCGTACTAATAGTATGGGACCAGGTAAGATGACTTCTCAACTTGAGTTCCATCGTTTTAGTAAAGAGATTGCTGGTAACATTGCTAATACAGTAGTTACTTATGAGTTTAAGACTGATAGTGGTGGTACTACTAATCTTTGGATTAACGAGGAGATGCGCCAGTTCGAGCTTCAACAGAGAGTAATGAATGAGGAACGTCTTTGGTTCGCAGAGTACAACAAGACTATTAACGGTGAAATTACAATGGTTGACCCAGATAATGGACAGCCTATTCCTTATACTGCTGGTATGCAGCAAATTTGCCGCGAAAGTAACTATGATACTTATGGAGAGGAACTTACTCTTAATAAGTTAAATCGTACTATTGGTGATATTCTTGATAAGGATACTGATACAGGTAAGATGGATATTGTTCTTGCTTGTGGTAAAGGTTTCGTAGAAGACTTTGATAGAGCTATTAAGAATGATGCTAAGGATAGTGGTTTTGTTACTCCTCTTGGTGATAAGATGATTCAGCAATCTGCAACTGGTCTTATTTATGGTAATTACTTCCGTCAATATAAGACTGTTGATGGTCACATTATTACTTTGAAACATTTGTCATTCCTCGACCGTGGTACATTTGCAGATAATGCTAAAGCTAATGGTGATATTCATCCTCGTACTGGTTATCCAATGACTTCTCACCAAGCATTTATGCTTGATACTTCTTCTTATGATGGTCACAATAATATTCGTAAGGTACGTAAGAAGGGTCAGATTTATATTAATGGTGTAATTAAGGGTCTTACTCCTATTCCTGCTTCTTGGGGTGCAGTTCCTACTAATTCTCTTGCAACTGAAATTGATTGCTCTAGATATGAAGTTAAGAACTCATACGGTCTGCAAGTAGATAAGGCAACTAAGTTCTTCCAGTTGAAGTGTGTATTGTAATAACTAATAAATAAATTAAACTATGAGTGATATTAAAATTCCAGACTTGAATATTCCTACTCCTCAAAATAGTAATGCTCCTACAGGTAAAACTGTTGCACAAGAAGAAGCTGAGATGCAAGCTGCTTTAGAAGCTGAACTCGAAGCTGAATATATTGATAAACGACATATTATCATTGCTTCTGTTCTTAATTATTCTGCTTATCGTAGAATTAATATGGCAACTCTTGGAAAGCCACGTAACACCATTGGTTCTTCTGTTAATTCAGTTCGTAAACTTATGTCTAATAAAGGTGAAGTTGAACATTACTTCCCAGAGTTAGTTGGTGTTGCTTCTAACAATCCAGAGTTTATTACTAGAGTTAAGAATTATCTTAATAATATCTTCTTTGATGTTCGTGATACTGAAAGAACTATCGATGTATCTTTCCGTTATCGTCATAAGAAAGATTATCTAAAAATTCATAAGGCAGAAGAGAGAATTTGGGGAACTTATAATGCAGTTGACCGTTCTAATACGGCTAAACTTTATGAAGCTGCTGTAATTCGAGACAATGATTTGTTTATGCTCGAAAGCAAGAAGTATCAATATGGTGACCCACTTAATCTTGAACAATATATTCTTTATCGTCATTGTCTTAATTATCCAGATGTAGCTAAAGATGAAGCTTTCATTAATTCTAATGCTAATCTTCGTTTCTATATTAAGGATAAGAATAAAGAAGAAGTTCGTAAGAATAAACTTATTAAAGAACAGCAGTCTGCTCTTAGACATCTTGTTGAACTTCAAGCTTCTCCTGTTAAGACAAATGCAGTTTACGTTGAATATTGTATTTACAGTGGTATTAGTCTTTCTGATGGTCTTTCTAAGACGGCTCTTATTCAATCTAAAGAATTGATGGATTTTGCTATTACAAACCCTCGTAAGTTCAATGAGTTCGTAAACGATAAGAACCTTCTTGATAAAGCATTTATTGAAACTCTTATTACAAGAGGTGAACTTGTTCGTTCTGATTTCAATCAACAGATTAGTACACCTGATGGAGAGTTTATTGGAGCAAATATTAATGAAGCTATTAGTTATTTCAAGAATCCAAATAATGGTGGTCTAAAGACCAAGTTAGAAAATAAATTGAAATTGATTTAATATAGATAGATATGGATATTTCAGAAATGCACCAAATGTTTAGACAATATACTCAACAGATGGGTATGCAGAATGTTAGAGCAATTTTGCCTGAACAGATTGATTTATTTATCAATAATAGTATTTCTGATACCATTAATCAAGTTATTACTCAAAACATTGGTATTACTAATGATAGAGTAGTTAGTGATGCTTCAAAACTTAATCAAGTAAATGCTTTGAAGTCTTTGTATAAAGTATGGAAAGGTAGTATTGCTGATGTAACAATCAAAGGTAATGAAAAAACTAGTTATATTATTAGTTTTCAATTACCTTTGAATAATTTTAAAACTACTGGAAGTTATACTGATGATGGTAATTCATCTACTGCAATTAGTTTTTTATATATGGTTGATTTATCAATTAATTATAAGAAATCAGATTTTGTTACTAACGTATTTCCAGTTCGTATAGTTGATGACCAATTTGTTGCTGATGTAGTTAATGATTTTGTTTTAGCTCCAACAATGAGAAGTCCTGTGGCTTCAATTCACGATAACCTTGTTGAATTATATATTGATAAGGCTGACGCTAAACCTGAGGATAGACAACCTTTCACTTTTAAAGGTGTAAGTATTAACGAACTTAGGCTTAGTTATATTGCAAAACCTGCTGTTGTTAGATTTGCTGAAGATGTTGATGGTACTAATGTAAATTGTGATTTACCAGAGTACATGCACGTAGATATTGTTAAGCATGCAGTTGAACTTTGTCAACTTGCTAAAAGTGGAAGTTTAGCTGCTGCTCAACAAGCTCAACGAAATCAACAAAGAGAACAAGTAGCAAACAATTATCGTGAAGATGGTAATCAGAGGCAATAATAATAATTTAATAGAATAACAATATGAGACAATTATTTGTTGTAAAGAGTGATGCAGTTATTGCTCCTAAAGAAAGTGCAGCATTTGACCTTACTAACGTTCCTGCTGGTTCTCTTGGTATCTTTGAACTTAATGATTTAAGCAAGTTCGTTTCAGGTGATAAATTGACTAAAGATTTTGGAATTGCTTATGGTCGTCCAAATAGTCAAGCTGTAGTACTTGAAGTTAATATTGATAGTCTTATTGTAACTAAAGTTACTAAGACTGATGGTACTAAGTTTAGTGCTAACATTACAATTCCTGCTCCTGTAACTGGTAAGGATTTTACTATTGAGCTTGTTAAGCTTGATACTACAAAAAATGAGCGTCGTGAGTGGACAGCTACTACTCGTTGTAAGAGTGGTGATACTGCTGAAACAGTTGCTGCTCGTTTGCAGAAGGAGTTGGCTGCTAAGGTAGAAAATCAGAATGTAGATGTTACTATTAGTACAGCTACCATTACTGCTACAGCTAACGATTATCAACCTTGGGAATTGATAGCAGTTGATGATTTGTATGGCACTAAAGTTACTACTGCAACTAAGGGTTCCGCTCCAACTTGTGATAAAGCTTATGTTCAGAACCTTGCTTCTGAGGCAGCTCAGAATAGAGGATTTAACAATACTCTTGCTGATGGTGCAACTATTTATCCAGGTTATCCTATGGACGTAGATGCAGACGATTATACACTGTATCATCTTAGATTTAAAAATCCTCGTGTTTATGGTCGTACTCGTGATGAAGCAGTTTGGCAAGAAGTAACCATTGCAGTTCCTACTGATAATTCAACTTTTATTACAGCTGTTGAAACTGCCTTTGGACTTGGCATTGATTAAGCTGATGATGTGTAAAATTCAATAGGTAATAGTTTAGATGAGAATGAAGCTCTACATTCCTTTTACGGGGGGGTTAGAGCAACATTCTCATTAATTGTTTTAATATGGATGATTTTAATCAAGTTAATCAAATAGTATCTGATGCGATTAAGAATTCGTCTTATATAACAGTTTTAATAAGTAGCGGAGTTTATATTCTTTATACTCTTATTATTAGACTAGTTGACCTATTTAAAGCTAAAGACAGAAATAAACCATTAATTCAAATGGCTTCTGCTATTAAAGAAGTTAGCGAAAATGTAGTTAAACTTAATACTGTTTTAGACAAACAGATACAAGATGCAGAAAGTAAAGAACTAACTAAAGTTCGTCAAGTTATAAGTTTAGCTTTTGATAGCTTTAGAGCTAATATTAGTAAAACTTGTAATGAGATTATTATTCATAATAATATTGAAGAAAATAGAGATTTAATTAGAGAAAATCTTTTTAAAACTATTAGTACTGAATATTATAAACTTTATAATGTTTTTTCTGCTTATGAAGTTGATGGAATTAATATTGCTACAAAAATTAAAGATGAATGGATTGACGATACAACTAAAGAATGTTTAGAAGTAATATACGATGGTCAAGATAAGGATGTCCGAATTGGACAAATTATTAATAAACTTACTATTATCGCTAATGAACATTCTGTTTATGTAAACAATAAAGTTTTTAATCATTGAACTATTTAATAAGATGTTCTTATGAATAACAGTGATGTCGTAAATATTCTCAAACATGACCTTGAGAGAAAAGAATTTATTGGTGTTAAAACCGATATAGTTCTTTCTTCTCAAGGTTATGTTGTAAATGATAGTAAGACTTGTAAATCTATTAATAATCATATTCTTCAAGATTGTGTTGATAATTATGATTGTCTTACTGATGATAAATTAGAGGCAATTAGGTCTCAAGTAAATAACGTTTAAATAGTAAGCTGTATGGAAGAAATTAAGGTAAACCGCCCCGTAAAAGAAATTGTTGATAATGAATCTTCTATTGCTGGACAATTTAATAAAGTTGTAGTTAAACAACTAGAAAGAGATAGTACTGAAGAAATTCACCCAGAAGTACTTTATCTTACTATTCCTTCAGAATGGACTTGTACATATCATCAAGTTATTAATTATATTGCTGATGCAGGTAAAGGTATTATTGATGATTGTAGTTTTGCTTGTAAAGGTGATGGTAAGAAATTGTTTAACTGTTGGGGATTGTTTCAAAGTGCTTGTGCTGCTTATCAACAATCTAATTATACTAAAGCTAATTTTTATTATAATTATGTAAAGCAGCAACTTGAAGATTATTATAAGAATTTAGGTAAACCAATTTATAATGGAACTAATTATTATCCAATTACTCCTGATGGTAAACTTAAAGCTCTTTGTAGTTGTAGTGGAAACAATTTTAAACTTACTGTAGATATTGAAACTGGTAAGCTTTATCAGAAGTATCTAAACGATAAAGATAATGGTGAAGTATTTACTATTGATAATTCTGGTAATTTAAATGTTGAATCCGACAACAAAGTTTAATCAATGATGACATACCTCTCGACACATCGAAAACTCGCATAGACCCAATTTATTTTACGTCTGAACGGTTCCGCATGCGTCAGTCGATTAATTGTTCACGAAACATGTTTGAGGGGCGTAAAACTCATTTAAAATGTATTTTTTAAATATCATATTATGAAACAATTTAGTAAAGAACTTGGTAAAGTTAGTGTTACTCCAAAAGGTGCTTGGAATATTAACACAACTAATGAAAGACTTGACATTGTTTACGATAAACGAAACAATCAAGCTTATATAGCTAAACAAAATGTTCCTGTTGGAGTAGATATTGATAATCGAGAATATTGGCAACCAATGAATGTGGCTGGTTACGCTGATAATAATTTTATTAATCTTACTACTGAAAATGAAAATGGTACAATTACTGCTTATGAAAGTCTTGAAGAAGCTGTAGCTACAATTTTTCCTATTAATCGTAAAGCAGGTGCTACTCTTAGTTTTTATAATCTTAATTCTGATAGACTTGACCGTCAAGCAGAATTTGAACTTTGGCAGTTTAATTCAACTGATGTAACAAATTGGGAAAATAAAGATTATTGGAATAATATTTATTATAATTGGAATGTATTTGCAGGTTGGTATGTTAGTGTTTATAGTTTGGAAAACCATGCTAAAATACCTAATGTTGGTCAATACGCTTATGTTGGTACTAATCTTAATGATGCACTTTTATATCAATGTAGAACTAATGGTACTTGGACAAATACAGGAATTAAAGTAAGGAATTATATATCTGTAGTAGTTAGTGGAAACATAACTATTGGAGAAAATGGTAATTGGTTTAGTGGTGGTAAAGATACTGGCATTCCAGCTACTCCTAATGTAGATGAACAAATAGATAATATTATTATCCAATTACAACAACATAGTAGAAATATTTCTAAAATTGAAGAAAAGATTATCGAATTAACAAATAGAATTGAAAGTTTAAATGAAACTGTAGCAAGTAATATAGCTAATTTGAAATAAACTAAACGATACATTAAATCCTATAATATTAGGATTTAATGTTTAAGTTGGAAGCTATTTTAGTTTTTATGATTATCTTTGTAGAGGTATTAATATTATTAATAATCAAATTGTTATAACAATGAATACAAAACAACTTTATGAAAAAACTTCTGAAGGAATGAAAGAAGTTAGTCCTCTTGTTTCTATAGAGGATATTTATTCTAAACTTAGTGATACTCCGCTTGAAGCTCTTGTATCCCTTTTTAATCACGTAAAATGTGAGTGGAAAGGAAGTGTTTCTGATACTCGTAGAACTGTGCCATTGTTCTTACGTAGAAGTGGTTTATTTATTACTTATAATAATGGAACAAAATTTATTACAGAGTTCTTTAGTGCTGGAGCTGACCAAATTACTACAGAAGGTTGGGTAAAAGATTCTAATTGGACTTCTGTTCCTGATGAAGATTATATTTCTGCTGGAGTTAAACCAGGAGTAGGAAGTATTGGTTATGAACAACTTAATGATAACTTGAAGCAGTTATTTAGAGAGAAAGTTAACGTGACTAATTTTCCAGATGATGAAGATATTGCTTCTGTTGATAATATGCTTAAACTTAAAGATAGAGAAGTTGATGCTGCAAAATTTCAATCTAAAGGTTATGCAATTCTTAGAAAAAATTTATGTTTAGTTAATGGTGTAGTTAAGAATATTCTTACTCAAGATATGATTAATCAAGATAATACTATCTATGAAATTAGGTATGATTTTGATGCAAATGGTGAAACTATTAATATTCCTAAGAATTGTACTTTAAAATTTAAAGGTGGAAGTTTAAATAATGGAAGTATTAAGTTAAACTATTGTCATATTATTAATGGAAAAATACATTTAATTCCTTTATCTTTACCAAGTAATGGTAGTTTCAAAATTTCCGATTTTGATGTAAATGAAAAATCAGAACCAGAATATAACAGTACCATTGTACAAGCAATGCTTGATATAAATGCAAGAAAAGAGATTTATTTCGATAGTAAAGGAACAATTGAGTTTGATAAAGAATTAAATTGGTCTAATACAAATCTTCGTGGTCTTGGAAGAGATAATAATAAACAAGTTCTTAATTTTCCAAAGTCTAACGGATTTGTTGCTAGAGAAACTATTACACAAATAGCTATAAAAGATTTATCTGTATCAAGTAGATTAAATGGGTTTCAAATAGATTCTGGATACATTATTTATTTCGATAATGTTGAAGCTATAAGCAAAGAAGGAAGTTGTTTTGTTGGTAATATTGATTCAAAAGTATTTGAAGTTACTTTTAACAATATAAGAGTTGATGCGTCGACTGGTAAATATGGTTTTGACCATTTTTGTGGAAATACTATGGTATTTAGTAATATAAATGCACTAAATGCAGGAATTAGTATTTTTAATTATTGTTCCGGCTATATATATGGATGTAATGGTTGTTGGCAAAAAACTCCTCATTTCGTTACAACAAATAGCGATAAATTTAATGATACTTTATCATATATGCTAAGTTTATTTATAGAACAAACTAACATCGAAAGTTATAAAGATGTATTATTTGACCTTACTGGTACAAATGTTGGTGCTTTTAATCTATATTTAGGTGAGAATGTTTATTTATATTTAGCTCCAAAAGTAAATGGAAAATATGAAAAGCCGTATATAAAAGCTAATGGATTAAAGTTATATAGTACTTTTAGTATGAAATATAATGAAAATGATTGGAAAGATTCAATATATCCTGTTATGACATCTTTAGTTGGTAATAATATCAATAATTTAAAATGTAAAGGAGATGTAGATATTTATCTAACTGATAAAAACTATATGATTTCTTTTAATAAAAGCTACGTTGAAGATAATATAATTAAAACAAAATATCTTAGAGACAAAGGAATAATATTACAAGGAATTGAAAGAGTTATAGATTTAGACCGTATATATTTAAATCGCTGTTTTATTAAAGAAAAAAATATTATTTATCCTTCAAATGCTGAAACATTACAATTAGATGTGTCAACCGCGCAGTCGTTTACTATATCTAGAAATAGTTCTGAGGATATAGAAGAAACAAAAGAAATACAATTGAATAATGATTATTTAGATGACGGAATAAATTATGGAGAATTAAAAAAACAATATGATTTTGTAACTATATTAAATAAAGCGAATAGAACTTCTTTTAAAGTTTTTGGTTTTGATTATTTTGGTAATCAAAATCCTACTTTAGCTCCAAACGAAAGCTGTGTCTTTGCTAATTATAATGGTAAATATATATGTATTTCAATAAATCAACTACGTAATATTAGGTCATACAAAAATAATATACCTAATGCTCCATCAATTAATGGAGTTTGTTTATATAATGAAGAAATTAAAAAAGTAGTTTATTCTTATAACGGTTCTTGGGTTGATGCTTTAGGAAATAATGCTTTAGCAAAATATAATGGTACTACTCAACAAAGACCAACAGAAGTAAATTCAGGTTTTCAATATTTTGATACAACACTTAATAAACCGATTTGGTGGACTGGGAAAAAATGGGTAGATGCTACTGGAGCAAATGTATAAAATAAAACAATTATGGAATTGATTAATCAAATACTTCAAACTATTATTAATAGTTTTGATGTTGCTTATTGTTTAGTAGTTAATTTTCTAACTTATATTCTTATAAGTAGTATTACTACTGTAATTCATAAGCAAATTAGTAGAACTTGGAAACGTGTAATACTATGTGTTAGTATTGTTATAGTTAGTATTGCTTATATTAATTTTAGCAGTATTGATATAAGAGTTCTAATTAATAGTATTATACTTGCCCCGATAAGTTGGAGCTGGGTATTTAAACCTATTGCTAAACGAATGAATTGGGATTATAAAGATTTTGATAACAAATTAAATAATTAAGTTATGGATATAAATAAAATTTATAATGCTTTGCAAAGTCTTCCTTTGAGTGTTGACCAAAAGAACACTTTATATAATGCTTTATTTGAAGGAAGTAATGATAATATTGAGGAACAATTAAATCAACTTAAAAATAAAGTAAACAATCTTAATGTTGATGATAAGATAGCAGAATTAAAGAAACAAATAAAAGGCATTAAAATTCCAACTAATGCTACTAAAGAAGTCGCAGGTACAGTAAAAGCAATAAGTAATATTGTAGATATTGATGCTGAAACTGCTACTATTGAAACAGTAGCTGGAGTAATTAATACTTTGCTTGTTAATCTTAGAACTGCTGGAATTATTCAAATGTAATTCTGTAACTACTAGATACGTTTGTGTCCGTGCCCCTAATGCTAATAATAGTGTTAGGGGTTTTTCATATCCTGGAGTTACTAAAGATATTAATAATATAATTAACGATAATACTTCTAATCATAATCGAATTTCTATTACGCATTTGCTTGCGTTCTCCCAGCATCATATGTGTCAGTCGATTAATTAATCACAACCGCCTTCCGACACGATTTGTGTGCGCACACAGGGGCATATACGCGGGTGTTTGGGATTTGGATGACTGTCTGAAAATGATTATTTTTGCATGCGTAAGGAACAGAAATTTATGTTAAATGGATTGATGATTAAATTACTTGGTACTTACAGTCATAGATATATAGTTCCTTACAATAGAGTTAATAATGTAACAATTAAAGTTATGAGTAGTAAACAAATTAATAGAATTAGACTTCCAACTTGTGAAGTTGAATAAGATGTAGTTAATATACTTATTCTAGCCGCCCCGTAAAAGATATGTAGATTTAAATAATGTTCCAATAAACATTTGCTAATATTCTATAAGTACATACCTTTTACGGGGCGGCTTTAAACGTTTAATGATTTACATATTGATATGAGTAGTATTGCACAATTAGTTAGCGAAATAGCTCATAGTTATGGTCAACCTAATAATCATTCTCTAAGAGAAAAGATTAGAAGTGTAATAATTCATACTAGAGCTGAAGTTATTAGAAGAAGTTATGAAAATCATAACTATGTAGATAAACTACTTACTCAAAGATTTAAAGTTACTTTGACTAGTGTAGTTGATGGAGATTTTGAACTTCCAGAAGAACTTCAAGACATTCCAATAGATAAAATTAAAAGAACTAATCAAAAGGTTCCAAGACCTATTAGACTTACTAATAATCTTCCTTTTGACAGAGTTAGTACAGCAGGTTATCGTACCAATAGAGAACTTCCTTATATTAAAGAAACTACTGCTAGATTTCGTGGAAGTGTTCCAGGTTTATGTGGAGCTATTGCTTATGATTATATTAATGAATATATTTATTTATTTCCTCCTGCTAACGATAAGCCTATTAATATAGGTGCTATAGTAATAGAGTCAAGTTTTGAACAACCAAATCAAATTGCTGATATTAACGGTGAACTTACATTCGAGAATAAAATCTATGATGATAACGAATGGTTACTTAGTGAAGATATGGTTGGTCAAATTAAAGATATAATATTTAAAAGGGATTTATTATATCAAAAACATGAAACTGATGAAATCCCTAGTACAATAAAATATGATTAATTATGCCGATAAAAGTAAAGAAGTCTATAAATGTTCCTCAATACTACAAAGAGTTTATTGAAGAAAACAAAATTAAACGTGAACGTGCAAGATTAACTGTAGATGAATTAACTGCTACTATTGCTTCTAAACGTTCTGCTATTGTTCCTGATGTAGATAAATTTAAATATCCAGTAATAGATTATCCTGAGTTTCAACAAAATAAATATATTAATGGTCGTCTTGAAAAGGCAGCTAAAGGTATGTTTGAAGATGAACGTAAAGACCCAGAGATAAAACATCTATGTTTTAGACTTATTGGATATGCTGTAGATTTGAGGAAGATTTATGAAGAAACAGAAAAGATTAGACTTTATGATAAGAGGATTAATCTTCCTTTTAACGAATATAAGCGTATAGTTAAAATTTACTATAATGCTGTACAAAGAGAATTGATTCTTAAAGGAAATGGTTATCGTCTTGAAGATAAACTTGGTTGGATTTGTATCAATCGAGTTCTTAATACTGGAGCTAGAGTTTGTGATTTTGAAGCAACTAGAAAAAATAAGAAAAGACTTATTGCTGAAGGTAAACAAATTTATAATAAAGAGGATGCTGAGTATTGTAGAGAACTTGGTATCGAATACGATGCTGTTAATGCTACTGTTTATAAAGCAGATGAAGTTTGGTATGAATATTGTTTATTAGGTTCTAAAGTACAAGGTCGTAATTTGTGTTTTAAAGCTATTGATACTAAAGATAGTAAAGTTAGACCATATTCTAATGAAGAACTTCTTAAACTAACAAATAACGATGTAAATAAAATTATGGATTTAGATGTTTCTATGAAACACAAATTCGTTTTATGTATTCAAGCAGATAAAACATTATATACTAAATTTATTAGAAATGAAGAACAAAAAAAGAGTCTCTATGGGACGTATAGTAGGAAAGGTAGACAACGACTTCAATCTAAGCGAAAGTGATTGGATTCCTCGTGCTGCCGCTTGGATAATAGATGCGCTTAGTCAAATGAAATGTCTTCCAACTGAACTTAAAACTCGTAAGGTTGAAGTTAGTGGAAGAATAGCTATTTTTCCTTGTCAATTAGATACTAGTGAACTTAAAGTGTATGACCGTAATGGTTGTGAAATAAAAGAAGCTGAAGTTAATATTCCTTGTTGTGGAAATATTAATTCAGCTTCTTCTGTCGTTAAAGAGATTGCTGTTATTGATGATAGTAATAAAACCGGAGTAGACTTTATGAAAGTTGGAACTATTATTGATGGTGACAATCGAAATTATGTAGTAACAGATTGTAATCATATTGAATTAAATTTTGATACTGATTATATTATTGTTACAAGTCGTGAAGTTAAAACGTATTATGATGAATATTATGATTGCAATGTTCCTTATGTTTACGATAATGGTCTTCTGCTGGAAGCTTTAAGTTATTATATACTTTATAAATATTTGAGTAGAGGAAGTAAACATCAAGTTTATAGTTTAGCAAGTAATAGTCCTGTTACAAATCCATATCTCCAATGGAAAGAATTAAAGAGTAAAGCTATTGCTTCTGTTCGTAATGATATTTATAGTGATGAAGGTTGGAGAAACTTCTTCTATAATTCAACGTTTGACCCAAGAAGATAATTATGGAAATAGTACCAAAACTTGATTTAAATAGAAATCCAAAAGAAGTTAAGTGTGGTAGTTTAATTGCTGCTAAAAATGTTATGACTGATGATAGTGGTAGTTATTTTACTAATGAATACGGATTTGGAGTTTCTTTTGAAACAGACACGGATGATGAAGATTTAGATACTTCTAATCATCCTAGTGAATATATAGTTGGCGTAATTCCATGTAATAAAGAAATTGTGATATTTACGTATTCTGCTTATGAAGAAAAAGCTAGAATTTATCGTAAACCTGATGAAGGTAAAGCTTATGAAGTTTCTACAAATTGGGAATATCATGGTGGAAAGATTACTGGTACTTATACTTACAACTATAAAGGTGAATTAATAATTGTAGTAGCCGAAAGTGATGCTGTTGATTTGAATAATAATAAAATTTATGTTCCTCTTAAAACTTGGAACCTAAATACAGGTTCTACTGGTCTCGAACATGGTATTGAAGAAAGTATTCCAAAAGCTAAAGTTAATTATGATATTACTAATGGTTCTCTTAATTGTGGAGTTTATACTTTCTTTATTCGTTATCAGATTGACGATTACAATTATACAAAATGGTTTCAGATTACTGATGATATTATTATTATAAACGATGAAGGAAAAGATGTTCCTATTCATAATTTTCTTGATAGTAAATCTGTTCTTACTCGTTACAATACTGACGGTAATGGTAATCCTACTACAGAGTTTGAACCTTTCTTAGTAAACGGTAATGATAAATCTAATAAAGGAGTTTACTTTACTCTTGATATAGATAAGAGTTATAAATTTACTAAATATCAAATAGGTTATATTGTTAAGCATAATGATGCTGTTGATGGTAGAATATTTAATACTTATTCTATTGATATAACTTCTTTAATGTTTAATACTAATACTTATATTGAAGAAGAAAGTGTTGATGAAATGCTTCGTGAACCAGTTCAACTTTATGATGTTAAGAATGTAATTAATTACAATAATAGAATTTATGTATCTAATTATAATGAAAACCTTAATGAAGATTTAACTGGTAATAATAAAAATGTTCATGTTGATATTGAAACTAAAAACATTTCTGATTATAGCAAATCAGTTGTTACTACTAAACAGTTGATTATTACAACTAATTTTGCTATTGGAAATTCTACTTCTGTAAATGATGTTTGGGCTGCTGATAAATATACTATTAGTAAAAACGAAGACTTAATAGAATATGTTATTAAACCAGAATATATAACAGAGTTTATTAGAAAGTTCTTTACTTCTGCAATTAAAGTATTTGGTTATGGAAGTACTATTAGTATTGACCATGACAATATTGAGAACCTTCCTAATAATCCTAAGGATGAACCTTATATGACTAGAAGTAGATTCTCTTTATATATAGGTATTATTAGTGAAGGAACAAATCAACAAGTTGCTATTTATGATTCTCATAGTCAGAAAGCTATTAATATAGATAGTATAGTTATTCGTAATGGTTATATTGTAATAACTATTAATGGAAACAAATATCTAATGAATAAGAGTACTGATTTTCAAGTGTTAATAGAACAGGATTTATTCTTTAGAAATGGTTCTACTATAACTCAACGTGCTTTTTATAATCAACCGTTACTTCATAATCCTCCATATACTTATACTATGGGATATGGAATGAATAGTTCTGCTTATGAAGCTACTACTATTAGTTCTAATAATCATACTTCTCCATTTAATAATTTTAGAAGTTTAATTCCTGGTCAGATTTATAGTTTCTATATTCATTATATTAGAAAAGATGGTTCTGCTACTAATGGATTTATAGTTCAAAATGAAGTTGACGAAAAAAGTAATCAATCTATTTCAGACATAGAAGCTGATACTGGAGCTAAGTTTGACGTAGTAGTAAATAATGTTGGTAATAAGCTTTTTAGAGTTCCTACTGTAGCTAACGATAATATACTTATATTTCCAAGATTTAAAGTTGATGTAATTCCTTCTAATTATATTGGATGGTTTGGTTCTTATGAGAAAGTTGAGGATATAGCTTATCCTTGTACAATTCTTAATGGAGAATTAAATGGACATAGATTTACTGTTACTAATACAAACTTTGAGTATAAAGAAGATTCTATTCAAGGAAATAAATATTTCTTTATTAAATCTGATGAAATAGGAGATAATAATACTGAAAGTTTAACTAGTCATATTAAACCTACTATTCATCCTAATATTTCTTTTGGAATTGTTCCTAAAGGTAATGTTGGCGATAAAATTGTAGTTTATAATGATAATAAAGATGTTTATAATAAATCTGTTAAAACTCTTTATAGAGTAACAGATAATAATTATGAAACTGGATATAGCAAAGATAATCATAAATATACTCCTAGTTTTTATAATCAAGATAAGATAGTTACTTATAATAAAGAAATCATTGCTAATCCTACTGCTTCATTTGTTTTAAATACTAATTCTCAAAAGTTGAACGGATATACTGTTAGTATGGATAATAGTTATAGCTATAATAAATATCCTACTAATGCCTATTCTATTAAACAAGATTATAATGAAGGAGCAGTTTCTTTGACTAATGAAGAAGGTAAGTCTTTAGGAGTTTATTATAATAAAATTCTTAGTCCTGACAGACTTAGAGATTTTCTCGAATTAAAGGAATGTTATAAGTCTGCTCCATTAAAGAGTTATACTAATTACAGTAAAGACTATATTGATTCTTTTGATAAGACTATTCGTAGAAGTGATGTAATTTCTGATGAAAGTCTTGTTAATGGTTTTAAGAATTTCAATGTTGAACAATATAAAATCATAACTGAAAATAAAGGTAGTATTACTAATATTGTAGGTATTGGTCTTTATATGTTAGTTCATACTCAATATAGTTTATTTGTATTTGATAGAACTCCAAAACTTACACAAAAGAGTCAACTTGAAGTTCCAGATGTATTCGATATTGATTATCAAGAAGTTCTTCCAAGTAATGAAGGATTTGGTGGTCTTGCTAGAAAAGAAGAGTCCATTCTTAGTAAACATGGATATATTTGGTTTGATTCTGTAAATAAAGTTATATTCAAGTTTGAAAATGGTAAAGCTGAAGTTCTTTCAACTAATATAAATAACTTGATTAAATCTCTCGATATAGATTATGTTGTATTCGGAGAAGATTTGAAAACTAATAGATTGCTTATTTGTATTTGGTTAAATCAAACGATTGATGGAAATCCTCGTAATAACCAATGCTATATAACTTTAAGTTATAACTTTAATCTTAATGATTATATAAGTCTTCATGATTATTCTTTTACTGCTAATTATAGAACTTATAATAATAGTTATTTCTTTAACGAAAAAGTTGATAGAGCTAGACTATATGAGTTTGACAAATCTGAAACTGATTACAAAAATCTTGCTAGTGCTAATAACGTTTTATATCCAACAATATATACTAAATAGATATGGGCTTACAAAGATTAATTAATGTAGGGGTTTCTAATATGTATTATGAAGAAAATGGAAATATCCGTTTAACTTATTATATAGATGGAGATGCTATGTCCGGAGCTGGACAAGTTAATATTAAAATAGAACTTGATAATGCTCAAGTTGCAAATAGTAATGTTGATGCATCATTTCCAGGTAGAACTCCCCTAAATACAACTGTTGGTTTGAGTTCTAGAGTTCCTGGTTCTACACATAATATTAAAATTACTGGTACAAAAAATGGAGTTGTTAGAACTGCTAGTAAAAGTAATACTTTTCCAGTTCAATCAGATTTAGATAAAATAGATATTAATTTTACTCATAGAGAAACTATCCCAGAAAAGATATTAACTGATACTTTTTCTTTCATTAATATTGGTAATTTCGGTGGAGTAAGATTTGCTATTGATGAAGATGTAACTGATAGTAGTACTAAATACGAAACAAACTCTATACAGACTATACCAAATAATGATAATAAAAAGCACGTTATTAATTATAGGTATAAATGTGGAGATTTAGTTGCTACTAAAAGTTATACTGTTGACCATAGTACAAATGAACCTGAACATAGAGTTCCTTATGTTTATCCAAATCCTGTATTAACTCAAGTAGATAACAATCATTACGAAATAAGTATTCATGATTTTACTAACGATGGTTCTAGCTACGGAGTTACTGATACTAGTAAAATTAAAGTTCGAGTAACTTATAACAATAAATATATAGATTTTGATTATGCCAATTTTACAGGTAATAAATTAAATGTAGAATTAAATTATAGTACTAAAATTACTTGTTTTGTTTATAATACTGAATACAGTACTGATAAATCAGAAGATGTAATTCTTAACTTTGTATATAATATTCCTGAAGTTAAGATGTTAAAACCGATTATTAGTTGGAAATATACGGAAACTGGTAGACCAGGAGATAAAAGAAGAAAAGTAGGAATAATAATTACTGGTAATTTTGATGCTATTAAAAATTTGAATATTAAAGAATTTCCTAATATTGAAACTGATGGTACATTATATACAATTTATACTAAAGACGGAAGTATACCAAATATAGATAATACAATAGAAAAACTAACAGAAGAGAAAACAATATTAGATACTAATAATGCTATTTATTATTTTAGAAATGTATTTGTTTATAATGATAAAAAACGAAATCCTACATATTCAGAGTCTTTAAGATTTGTATATAATATTAGTGGAGAAGGAAATCCATTTTATTTTGATTACGAAAAACCAAGTTTGGAATATCCCAATAATATTTGTAGTTATCTTGATGTTATTTATAATAACGATTATAATAATTCTAAGTCTCTAGACTCAATTAATTATATTCTTAATTATTTTGATAATAGATATTCTTTAAATGCTAAAAATATTTATAACGTAGCTGAAGATGGTTTAAGACGTAGATATGCTGGTTATTATCTTGATGTTTACACAGATGAAACTCAAGCTATAAATCTTAAACTTAGTGATGGTTCTAATGATACTGATGAAAACAATAGAGATACTTTCAATCATTATAATGATTATAAGTTTGCTAAGTTTGACAAAGGTAGTTGGAACTTTAATTACTTTAGAAATGGTTTTAATAGAGGTAATACTGAATTATCTGAAACTGAACTTGTAAGAGCTTGTAATTATATTTATTATAATCCAAGCACTAAACAAAATGAAGTTCATGTTATTACTGAAGAAGATTTAAAGAAATCTCCATTATATAAATCCGATAATAGAAGTTTGATTTATGGAAAGTATATTGTTAGTAGATTTATATTCATTAATGATGATGCTGCTCATAGATTTAAACTTGAAAATATAACATTTAATATTCAACCATATTAATTATGACAAAGAAGTGTAATAGATTAAGAGGTGAACGACCTAAAGCATTTTGGGGTGCTTTAGTTGGTGGTGCTATGAATTTGATTGGTAGTGCTATTAGTTCTAAGTCTCAAGCTAGAGCTATCAGAAGACAAATTGAAGCTCAGAAAGAAGATGCTCGAACTCAATTAGAGTTAGCTAATAATAGTAATCTTGCTAGTACGTTGAATAGTTATGCAACTGCTACAAGAAGTTATAATGATGAAGATGATTATAATTTAAAGTATCGTCTTGGTGGTAATAAAGGTTTAGGAAGTAATAGAATTTATATTACTGATGGAGGCAATGCTACTAAGATTGGAAACGATACATACCTTTTACGGGGGGGTTCTCACGAGCAAACCAATGAGACTGGTCAAACAGGTATTGGTATTAACGTTGGCGGAAATGAAATTGAAGCTGAAGGTGGTGAAGTTGCTCAGAAGAAGAATGGTGCTCTAAGAATATTTAGTGCTCAACCTATTCTTGGTAATGGTATGAGTCCCGCTCAAGCTATTCTTAGAGGTTATAATAAAGATAAAGTATTTAGTCAACAACAAGCTTTTAAGAAGAGAAATGGTATTAAAGATGATGGTATTGATGCTTTAAGACTTGCTGGTCTTCATGGCAGAAGTGATGTTAGAAGTAAAGTATATAATAAATATCCTAGTCTTCGTCCTAAATCTAGAATTGGTGGTAGTTGGAAAGCTCCAATTTATAATACAAATAAATATAGAGTTTCCAATCGTATGAGAAAACAAATAGCAACTTGGGAAGGTTCTGATTTTGCAGGTCAAAATAGAAGATTTAAAGGTGATGCTATTGGCACTAAAGAAAAAGAACTTAGACGAATAATGGGAAGAACTTATAATTATCTTAATGATAATCAAAGAGATTCTCTTAATAGTATTTACTATAATAGTCGAGTTGATACTTTTAAAAATACTTTTGGTAAATGGTTTAAAAATTTAAATAATGCAGTAGATAGAGGTGATGAACGTGCGTTCAATAATAGTCTTGCTGGTATTAGACAAAATATGACTATTGGAGCAAATAGAAAAGGTATGAGTGGTTTAGCTAAACGTAGAGCTTGGGAAAGAAATTGGTTTGGTAATCCTATTCCAATGGATAGTGATGAGACTAAAGCTATTCTTAAACAACAAGCTGAAGCTAAAATGGTTCAACCTACAGATAATACTAGAGTTGTTATTCAACCTGAATATATTGAAGTTCCTGCTCCTGTTGGTCATGGTATTGTTCCAGTAGATAATCCAGACCCTAATTTACTGCAAGGTAATATTAAAGATAATTTAATTGATATGGGAAATAAATTTAGATTAGGACAAAGATGTGGTGGAAGTACTAGAATACGTAAAGCCTTAGGTGGTGAAAGCCGCCCCGTAAAAGGTATGAGACATAAACTTGCTTGGGGTGATGTAACTTATCCTTATCGTAGAAATAATAATTTTGATTATTGGGATATTATAGACCAAGAACAAAAAGCTAATGATAAAGGTGGTATAAGTCCTTGGACGCCATCTAATAAATATGATGTTAAAGTACCTTATGCAATTACTAAGAGTACTCCTACTATTCCTTATACAAGTCAAGTTAGTACTCCAACTTCTGGAGTTTCTGAAAATAAGACTATTCCAACTTATACTGGTAATAAGTCAGGTATGATAATTCGTGATGCTGATTGGTATGGTCTTGGAGCTGATTTAGTTTCTAGTATTGGAGGAAGTATTCTTGGTTTGGGTGCTTATAAAAACTTAGATTTTGATTATAATCTTCCAAACTTTGTAGAGGAAAGTCCAGTTGCTCTTAATACTACTTATCATAATGAAGCTCAAAAGTCTAATGTTGAACGTAATCGTTTAAATAGTAGAAATAGTATTCTTAGAAATACTATGAGTGGTAGTACTGCTGTTGGTCGTATGCAAGGTGTTGATACTAACGCTTTATATCAACTTAATCAACTTGCTGATGAAAAGACTAATAAAGAAACTGAACTTATGAATCAGAATCTTTTGAACGAACAACAAGTTAGAGCTAGAAACGCTGCTGCTAGAAATCAGTATTATAATACTGTTGCTAGTATTAAGAATGCTGCTATTCAAGCTAAGAATGAAGCTGAACTTGCTAAGGGTCAAATTCTTAGTGGAACTCTTCAAAGTATTGGAAACAGTTTCCAAAATCTTATTAATCAAGGTCGTCAGAATTATGATGATACTCAAGCTATGCTTATGGGAGTTGCTGCTTCTGATTACGCTACTCCATCTAGATTACTTGAACTTGGTGTTGATGTTGGTGATGATGCTGCTCTTGCAGGTATTTATCGCTCAGCTATGAATATTCCAAATCCAGGTGCTAGACCTAAGAGAGAAGACTATTCAGATAACACTGAATACAGTTATGCTCTTACTAGATGGGAGAATCAGAACAAAGCATACCAGAGAAGAAATAGTTATGCTGATTTAATTAAAGGTAGAATGAGTAAAAAGAATCTTATCAAATACGGTATTAATTAAAATAAATAAATGGTTCTAGTGAGGTTTTGTTCACTAGAACTTTTATCGTATATTTGTATTAGTAATAATAACAATAAAAATAAATAGATATGCCAAACGTAATAAATTATGGAAATCCTGTTCCATTAAGAGCACCTCATCGTAGAAATGTAGAAGCATTTACGAATGCTCTTAATAAAATTGATGAAAAAGCTAAAGAGAGTTTACAAACTCAGAATCAAATTAAAATGGCTTTAGCTAATTTAGATATTAATGCTGCTGAAGATAGTTGGAAAGCTGGTTATGTAAGAAATATTCAGAATCAACTTGATGATGCTGCTATGTATGGAGATTATTCTCGTAGTCTTAATACTGCAAGAGAACTTGCTGGTCAAGTAGCTTCTGACCCTGCTGTTCTTGGAAGAGTTAGAGCACAAGCTGCATATAAAACTTTTATGGACAATCTTGATAAGAGACAAGATATTACTCAAGATGTTAAGAATTGGGCTAAAGATAATAATCCTTATCATTATCAAGACCAAGTAGATAAAGAAGGACATATTATTGGTGGTACAAATTGGGAACCAAATAGAACTCCAGTTAGTACTGTTGATTTAAGTAATCTTATGACTAAAGCAAAACAATGGGTTGCTGTTCATAAAGGTAGCGGAGTTAGTGATATTAAATATGTTGATGCTGATGGTAATCTTACTTCTGATCCAGGTAATAATTTTTATGGTTTAGCTTATAAGAAATCTGGTAGTTGGGAATATGTTAGCGAGAAAGATTTAAATGATGCTCTTAAATCTGCTATTGATACAACTCCTGGTGCTAGAGCAAGTCTTCAACAAGATTATGATGTTGCTCTTTGGAAATATAATAAAATGACTCCTGAAGAAAAGAAAAAGAATATTGACTCTGATATTACTGAAAATGGTCTTCTTCTTAATCCTGAAGAATATCTTGCAAAGAGAGTTAAACCTGGTATTCATGCTATGAGTTATTATAATAGTGGTTCAGATATAGAAGTTGGTAATGGACAAGCTGCATATATACAAGATGTTGCTGCACGTCAAGCTGCGGCTCAACAAGCTGCTGAAATAAATATGACTCTTGATGCTACAAATGAAGGTGCTGCTATTGATGTAGATGTTCCAGATATTATTGGTACAACTAAAGCAAGTCTTGATGAAACTCTTAATAATCTTAGAACTTTGTTCCCAAAACTTTCTAAAAGTAATGCTTTTCAAAGAGGAGTTAATCAAGGAAGATATAATGAACTCGCTAATCTTTGTCGTCATAGTATGACTAGTAAAGACCCAGTTACAAGACATAAAGCTAGACAAGCAATTACAGCTTTAAGAACTTATGGTAATCAATATAATCATTATGTTGCAGGTCTTAGTAAATCTGAACAAGATGCTGTAGCTTTTGATGCTGCTAGACGTGCTGGTTCTAGATTACCTGGAAATAATGAGTTTACAAGAGAATATAACCAACAAATTAACCGTTTATTCAATAATGGAAAAATTAGAGAACTTGGTTATAAATGTTATGATGATGAACAATATAATGCCATTTCTCAAGCAATGGATTGTCATTCTGAGTCAGATTGGAGAAGAAAAGGATTTAGAATTACATCTATAAATGGGCAAAAGACTATTACTTTTGATAAGAATAATACTTGGCTTTCTAAACTTAGTGATAGTGTTAATTCTTCTATGGGATTTTGGAAAGGTATTGGCAGTAGTTTTAGTAATGCTTTTACTGGAGGTGGAGCTGGAATTGTAGACATGTCTAATGATTTACAAGTTCGTAATGCTAATTATACATTTAAAAATCTTGGAACAATAAATGTTTCAGGTATTGATATTTTAAATCCAGCAGCTAATAGTCCAGCGCAAGCTGCTTCTTGGAGAGCTAATAAAATAAATGAAAGTAGAGGTTTTGGTAAAGTTCCAGTTAACTCTAAGATGTATAGTTCTACTCTTGATAGAAATGCTTTATTTGATAAATATACATCTGGAAAAATTGATGAAAATACTTATAATATAGGTCTTGAAAAGATTAAACATGATGAAGATAATCTTACCAATCCAAGTTTATTAATGAATGCTGCTCTATATGTTGATGGTAAACGTGTTCCAGAAGATGAAAAAGCTCAATATATTGAAGAAATAACTCAAGCCAAACAAGAAAATGTTCTTAATGTAACTGTTGGTAGAAATCATGGTTTAGCTCAAACTGTTACTGAATTTAATATTGGTAAAGCTAAGAATAGTACTCCACATACCATTACGATGGTTGGAGCTAATGGTTCTACAGTTCTCCAAAGTTATGAAAGAAATACTTCTACTTTAGCTAGAGATGAAGCTACTCAATTAAACATTAGTGGAACTTCTAAGACTTTAGGTAATGGAGCTACTATAAGTAATGTTACAAATAGTAAAGCTATTTATACTGATGTTTATGGTAAACGAACTGATATTACTAGAAGTCAAGCTGAGAATATTTTAAGACGAGAACTTAATCGTCAAAAAATAGCTGACGATTTATATACAGGAGAAGGTGAGAATGTTATAACAAGTGATATTATTAAATTGTTAACTGAAGCTGTAGAACCAGTTAATAATGTTACTGTAGCACAAGAATTTAAATTTATTAAAGATAATTATTAATATGGATTTTGAAGAAATAAAAAATATGGCTACTAATGGTGCTAGTTATATAAATCCTAGCCCTAGTAAAAGTAAGAAACATCCAAGTCCTAAGATACTTAGTACTATAGACCCTAAGAAGATTGCTGAATTAGCAACTGGTTTTGCTGATAGAGAAATCAATGAAGGTCTTACTAGTGGTAAAGTTCTTACTAATCAAGCTGATAAAGCAGACCAACTTCGTCATTATGGAGTTACTCCAAATGCTAGTATCATTGACGTAGATAAGGTTCTTGCTGAGTCTCAAAGTAATCTTCGTAAGTTAGGTTCTGCTGTTAGTCAAGCAGTAGTTAGTGAAATTGGTCTCGGCACTGTAAGAGGTGCCGCAGACCTTTTTGACATTATAGGCAATGTAGTTACAGGAAATGCTGCTAATAACGATTATACTAACCCAGTTAGTGAAAAGATTAAAGAATGGCAAGATTATTTTAATACTGAAGTTGCTCCTATTTATGCTGACCCAAATTTAGATATAACTAATGGTGGCTTAACTGATTTTGGTTGGTGGGCAAGTAATATGCCAAGTATTATGGGTTCTGTTACTTTATTACTTCCTAGTACAGCTGTAACTAAAGGTTTACAATGGTTAGCTAAAGCTTCTGCTGCAAGTAAACTTGGAACTGCTACTCGTAATGGAATTAAAGCTCTTGTTGGAATAAATAGCGCTCTTGGTAAAGAAGGTAGAACTCTAAATAAATTTCAACAAGGAGTTAAAACTCTTGTAGATGCTCCTATTAATGGTCTTGGCACTAGAACTGGACGATTTGTAGAAACAGGTTTAAATGCTGCTCTTAGTAGAACTATGGAGAACTATCAAGAAGCACAAGGTGTGTATAGTGATGTATTCAATACATCTACTGATACACTTAATAAAATGACTCCACAAGAGTTTACAGAATTTGTCAATAGGAACCAAGATATTTATGATGAAGCTGGTGGTGATAATGCTAGTAAAGAAGATATTGCTAGAGTTATTGCTCAAAAGTCTGCTAATCAAGACTTCCTTACTAACTATGTAAATATTGGTTCTGATGTTCTTCAATTATATGGTTTACGAAATATGTGGAAAGGTTTAAAAAACGGAGTTAGTTCTTCTACTTTAACTTCTGCTGCTCGTAATGCTAGACGAACACTTGGTAAAACTCCTGAAGAAATAGCTGAAATGGAAGCTAAACAATCTTTTTTAAAGAAAGCTGGTCAAAAGATTATTGATAAAGCTTTAGATGAAAAGACTGTTATTGCTGGAGAACTTAGTGAAGGTCTTGAAGAAGCAGTTAACTATATTGCTCAAATGGAAGGTACTCATCTTGGTAATGTTTATCTTGGACTTGAAAGTGATTCAGCTTTTGATGATAGACTTCAAAAATATATGAGAAGTGGTGGTCTTTGGGATAGTGCATTCTGGGGAGTAATGGGTGGTGTTGTATTTCATAATTTAGGTAGTGGTTTTGGAAGAATTAGTCAAACTTTAAAAGACAGAGCTGATTATAAAACTAATGAAAGAACTGGTGAAGGTAAACCAAAATCTATATTTAGTCTTAGTGAAACTTCTGAAATCAAAGCTCGTAAAGCTAACATTGAGTCTTGGAACAATAGTATAGAAAACTATTGGAACCAAATGTCTCAAATTAAAGATGGAAATAATCCTTTTAGTGTTAGCAATGAAGATAAAACTTTCAATAACGATTTAGATAAAGAAGCTGCTGCTCAACGAGCTTATGATGAACTTCTTACTGGTATGACTTTAAATGCTGCTCATAATGGAAATCTTAATATGCTTAGAAGTTATATTGCTAGTGATGATGTTCGTAAAGCTATGGTAGATAAAGGTGTAACTGATGAAGCTAATTCTAAAACTGACCAACAAAAAGCTTTAGATAAGATGGATGAAGTTACTGCTAGTTATGAAGCTGAATTAAAGAAACTTGTCAATTTAAGTGAAGCAGTTAGAGTAACTAAACATACTGATGATATTCTTCCAATAGAGTTCTTACAAAGTATTGCTACTAATAACGTTGTTAATAAACAATACAATGATAAGATTAATACTCAAATTGATGAACTTGATAAGCAAATAGGTACTGCTTTTGATAATGAAGATATTAAAAATATCTTAGGTCAAGATTATACTCCTGAACAATATCAAATTGCTGCAAGTACCGCTTTGCTTACTAATGAACTTCGTACACTTCAAGCTGAAAGAAGTCGTCTTCTTAGTGATAAAAAGAAGATGAATAATATTAGTACTAAAGTTGCTGTTGATAATATCAATAAGCTTATGAATAAGTATCAAGATATGATTGATACTAATAGTTTAAGATATGTTCTTCACGAAGCTTTACAAGGTGCTTATAATGATGAAGGTAAAGTACAAAGTTTTACTAATCAAGCTAGTACTACTCTTGCTAATTTACTTAGTGGTACATCAAATTCAGGAGTTCTTCTTAATGATGAAAGTATTATTTCAGGTTTAAAGAACTTTGCTGAGAAGTTCTCTGTTAGTCCTAGAATTGCAGAATTTGAAAATCCTACTGATATAGTTAATCAAGTTAGAGAACATGGAACTTATCTCAGAAGGATTAATCAAAAACTTCAAGCTACTGATAAAATTGGAGTAAATGGAACTGATGGTACTCTTTCAGCTTTACTTGTTAATAAGACTGCTCTTGAATTAAGACGTGCTTATAATGAAAGTAAAATGGTTAATAACGCTGATGAACTTGCTACAGAGATTTCATTTATGAATAATACTATGAATGAAGGTCGTAAGAAAGCTATTGATTCAGCTTATGAAACTATTACTAAATTATCAGATAAGTACGGTAATGATAAATTTGCTGCAAGAATAGGTGATGCTATTGGAGCTTATTATCAAAGAAGTAAAGATGATATTGATTCTATTCTTGATTTTATGAATGAAGATGATAAATCTGCACTTAATGATGCTCTTGATGTTCTTAATCTTACTAAAGGAAAGAATTATCGTTTAGGAGAACAAATTCAAGGTTTCCTTAGTCTTCGTCAAGATATATTTGATAGTCAAGAAAGAGAAGAAAGTCATAATGTTAATAATCCAGATGATAGTAATAATGGTGCTGAACCAGAGAGTACAACTACTCCTCCCCCTAGCACGCAAACGACCTCAAATCCTGCGTCACAAGCCACTCAACCTCAGCAGCCTATCAATCAATCGGCAAGCACCCCACAGTCGCCTATAGCGCAAGGAAACACGCCTACAGGCAATTTGCAATCACAAAGTGCGCAGCCAACACTACGCAACGAAGTGGGTGAGCGGGTCACAGAATTTTTAAATAGTCATAGTTCTATAAAACCAACTAATATAAAAATAGATAAAAATGGTAATGTTTCTAATGGTGAACTTACTATTGATAATAATGCTAGTCAAGAAGATAAAGTTGCTTTTATGAGTAATGCAGATTTGTTTGAAAATCCTGAACTAGCTAATACTCCTGGTGCTACTGTAGAAAGAAATCCAAGTTTTGAATATGATGATAATAGTAATCCTATTATTATTCAAAAAGGAAAAATTGACGTACAATTAGTAACTGGTCAATCAAATGGTTCAATACCTTTTACGGGGGGGTCTTCTGGTTCTAATGCTAGTACATCTACACAAGATAATACTAGTACTAATCAAAAAACTGCCCAACAACAAGCTCAACCAGCTACTCAACCTCAAGTTGTAGATAGAGCTGAACTTACTGCTAATTTTATGGGAAAACTTAGAACTAGCGGTAAAGAAATTAAAGCAGGTAATTTAACTGCTGAAGAGTTTATTAAATCTCTTCAAGATGAAGGTATTGCTCTTGGAGCAAGTCAAGAAGATATTGACGGAGCTATAACCAGTGTAAAAGCTGTTATGAATAACCTTCTTGGAACTACTTTTGCTTCTAGTGTTGGTGAAGTTATGCTTGCTAGTGCAGTAGAGGAATATAAACCAAGTTTATCTTTCGGAAATGAATATAAAGATGCTGCTAATAATATGCTTAAAAATTATGCTTCTGAAGTTAAACTCAGACAACATAACGGAAAGTATTATGGTAATCTTGAAGATTTACTCCGATATATAAATGAACATAGTCCTAGTAAGAATACTGCTGATTTCATTTATAATAGTCTTAAAGAATATCTTAAAACTGAAGAAGCTAAAAAGCAGTTTGTAATGCTTGATGCTGATTCGGTTGATGATGCTGAATTTATGACTAATGTTCGTAAGACTGCTGGTGAACGTAGAGCCGAAGCTATTAAAGCTGGTACTCTTAAACGAGTTAATATTCGTGGGCTTAGTGAAGTAGTTCCTCCTGATAGAATTGATGCAAGTTTAGCAGAACTTGATAAAATTAAAGAAGGCGATAAACTTACTGTAAAGAAAGCAAACAAGCTTGCTACTAATACTGATGTTTTATTAGTTCAACATAATGGAGTTACTGTTGGTTGGATGGGTATTCCTACTTTTGATGTATCAACAGGAAGATATATTCAAGTTAACGATTGTATCAAATATACTGTAGGTAGGTCTGCTGAATATGATGGTACTGTTAAAGATTGGATTCTTTCTATAGCTGACCCAAAAGATGAAGATAGTAGAAAACTTAACGACCTTCTTTATAAAATAGCATTTGATAAGAAATATGATGGTTCATTTGTTGAGAAGTTTAAGAATAATCCTAGAGTTCAAGAAGCTGTAAAGAATGATTTTATAGTTATCAATGAAGATAAAGGTTTTACTTATGCTAAAGCTCTTGATGGTATGGTTAAATTGTGGAGATATAATCCTAATGTATCTTCTTTTAATCCTATTCCTGAAAGTATTAAATTGTTCTTTGATAATCTTAGAACTAGTTATCAAACTAGTTTAGCTTTGATTAATAACAATCAAGAACTTACTGTTAGTAAAATAAGTAAAGGTGAACTTCTTAGACTTGCTCCACATGGAACTCCTGGAGAAGCATTTAGATTTGCTCAACCTGCAAGTCTTGCTATTAGTAGTAAAACTGATGCTAGAATAGCTTTAGCTAGAAGTCTATCTCAAATTGAAGTTAGTGGTAAGCAAACTAATGATAATCTTGGTTTTAGAATGAACCAAACATTAATTGCTATCGATAATGGAAATGGTACTATAGATTATACTAATGCTTATCCTGTAAATTGGGGAGTCACTAACTATGAGAAAGATGGTAAACTTATAAATATGCCACATAGTAAAGTTCTTGCTGATTTAACTAACGCTATTGAAAATCAAATTATTGATAGACTTACTAATCTTCAGAAAGGTGATAGTTTAGCTAATTGGAATGAGTTTAGAACTTTTCTTGATACGCTTCTTGATTATAACAATAATAGTACTCTATTTAAAACTAGTGGTGTTTTTCATCGTAACAATGGACTTACTTATATTAATGCTGGAACTAAAGCTGTAGCACTTTATGCTTGTGATACTAAACGTACTGGTGCTCCTACACAACTTGTATTTATGGAACATGGTAAAAAAGTTAATAGTTATAGCTTGTTAGATAATGGAGCTGAAGCTGGTAAAGCTCTTGTTCAATTCCTTAGAGAAAACGCTACTGTAAACTTTGCTCACGAACTTCTTAGTAGTGATAATAATACTTCTATTCCTTTAAAAGGTTTTGTAAGTAGAAATGCTGACGGAAAACTTGTGATTAATATACCTGAGTATAATGGTAAAAATGGTTTTAATCATGTTGAAGAATCATATAATGATTTTATGATTAAGAATGATTTACTTAGAGTAGATTTAGCTCAAGTTGATGGAAGTAACTATTCAAGATTTTCATCTAATATGAAAGCTAATAGCGTACTTGAATTTACTGTAGGTGATGAGGTGAAACAAGAAGAAGAAAAGCCACTAGAACCCCCCCGTAAAGGGAATGTATCCACCAATACAACTGACCAAGTTAAATCTATTATTGAAAGTGATAGTAAAACTAAAGGTCTTGATATTGCAAAAGGTATTCTTCCTGAAGAAGCTGTAAACCTTCTTAATGATGCAGGCAAATTAACTAGTATTTTACCAGAAAAGGTTATCTTTGCAAATGACAGAATAGAAAAGTTTAGAGCTTCTGAAAAGAATAACAATATCAACGCTATGTATGAAAAAGGAGATATTGTTGTTGGTGATGATTTCTTTAAAGAAACTAGTGGTCGCCAAGTAAGAATACTTATTCACGAAGGTCTTCATAAAAGACTTCATGATTATGGTCCTTCTCAACACAGAAAGTTCCTCAATAATATGACTGAAATCTATGATGATTTTAGTAAAGCTATTGATGAAGACCTTAAAGATATTGCTGATGGTAATATTAAATCTGTTAGAGAAAGACGTAACTTTGAAGATACTTTAACTGACGAAGCTATAACAGATTGGCTTAAATACATAGACAGTTTCAAATTTAAAGAATATGTAGATAGAGGTCAACTTGATAGAGCTAAAGAAGAGTTTATCGTAGAATCTCTTACTAATGTAGAGTTCATTGGTTATCTTAATAAAGTCAAAGTAGATGATATTGGAGATAAATCTAGACATAGAACTGCTTGGCAAATGATTATGGACTTTATCAATAAATTGTTTAGACTTGATATAGCTGAAGGAAGTCTCAGAGAAAAAGAGTATAATTCGTTTGCTAAAGCTTTAAGTATAGATAAAAATGCTGATACAAATGTTCAAACTGAGATAGAACCTACTATAGAAGAAACTCAAGATGAACAAGTTGAAGATGAAGTTGTCGAAGATGAAACTCCTACTCCTGGAGCTGATAAAGACATAAATAATGGTGTTGATTTAGATGATGTTTATGATGATGATGATGATGTTAATCTATCCTCACGCTCAGAATATCCGTCCCTCTACTCGACAATCGAAAGCCTCCCAATGGAGCAACATTCGCAATTTGCCACTTTGCTTGCGTCAGGTGACATTTCGATTACATGCAAATAAGATTAATCACTCGCTGAGAAATAAGCCTCTCAGCGAGTTTTTAAAATATTAAATAACTTAATATAGATAGTTATGGCTAATAATTGTAGTTTAAAATTTAATGAAACTAAGGTTTACACCAACCTTAAAGCTGAAGTTGGAAACGATGATGTTTTATTTAACAGCTTAATGAGTGCAGTAATTGATGGTTCTAGACCATCTGGTTTTAACAAGGAATTTGAAACCTATTATGCTAATAATTATGGTTCTATTCCTAATACAAATGATGAAAGTAAAGAAGTTGCTACTGCTATTCAAAATTTTTATAAGAATAGAAATTTTAATGTAAATGAGCATACAACTGGTTCTGCTTTCATTTCTGATGTTAAGTCTAAAGGTTATACTAGTACTGCTGCTAAAACTTGTGGTATTAGAACCACTGGTAATTTGATGTTAGCATTCTATCATAACGATTTAATTAAAGGTCGTCTTGAAGAACATGCTGAAGATAGAAAAGATAATCTCGCAAATAGAGTTATAAATCGTATGTTGGGAGCTGTAGCAACAAATATTCTTGAAGCTAGAAAAGTAGAAGCTACAAAAGAAGAAATTGCTAAAGTTCGTAAACAACTTATGAATACTAAGAGTAATGATTTTATTAAGCTTGAGGATGAAGTTTCTAAAACTACTCCTCAACTTAGAAATCAATTTGCTACTCTTAAAGATATGCTTTCTGATAAAGTTAAATATTTTACTCAAGTTATTCAAACTGATGATAGACTTGGTGAAATTCGTTTTAAGAAAGATGATGATTTAAGTCAGCAAGAAGCAGATTGGAGTGAAAGTTTCGATATAGAAGATGATGATGATTTAAATATTAACAATGCTGCTGATAATGCAAGTAACAACGAAAAAGATACTACTACTGCTCGTTGGGAAGATAATGGAACTAAATCTGACTTTATGAAAGATTTTAGTTTTGCTGTTCGTAGTTATCTTTCAACTATTCCTAAACTTAGTAGTACAGAAGTAAGTGCTGACGGTAAATATCAATATGATAAAAGTAATCCTCTTGGAATGGTAGATTATATGGATTTTAAAGTCGTAAACTCTGCCATTAGAGGAGATATTGAAACTACTAATATTGATGCTTTTTTAAAGAAACTTGAAGATATTGCAGAGTCTAATAAAGAATATGCTGGTCTTGCTTATTTAGCTAATGACCTTAAAAAGAAACCAGATTTTGCTTATAAATTATTTCAAGTTTATAGAAGAAGAACTATAAGAAAACAACAAGTTCGTATCGATGATACTTCTGTTTCTCCTACTAGAAGTAATAATCGTGCAGATAAACTTGAAACTTTAAGAATTAACTATCTTAACGATATTAAGTCAACTGCTCTTAATATTATGATTGAAGATACTAATGATATTCTTGGAGCAATTAAAACTAAAATAGATGATTATAAGACGCTTCAAAAAACTAAAAGATTTGATTTAAATAAAGAAGCATTAAGTGCTGATATTATCAACGCTATTGCTAGTCGTTTAAAGCAATATTATCCTTCTCTTGATAAAGCTGCTATTGAAAGATTTGCTAGGCTTAATGGAAAAGTTGATGGTAAAGCTCCAAATATTGCTAATAATCTTACTCAACTTTATGGTTATCTTGAGAATACTGCAAAGTATGCTAACGAAACTCTTAATAATAAGCGAAATCTTGATAATAGATTTAAAGAAGCTAATAAGATTAAAGATAAGAAAGCTAAGAAAGAAGCTTTAGATAGTGTTCGTGAAGCTTATAAACAAGGCTATCTTTCTACTAATACAAAAGCTTATGCTCTTGAATTAGCTAAATCTTTAGCTCCATATTCTGTAGTTAATATTGACTCTAATTCTACTAATGCTCTTGGTAATCAGTCTGCTGACCAAATTAATGATAGTATGATTACTAATTTCCTTAATGCAGTTAAAGCAACTTTAACTGAACAGCAAAAAGATGGAAGCAAAGTTTCTACTGAACTTATTAATTATGGAAAGTATAAGTTCCAAGGAGTACAATATAATCTTAGTGGTATTCTTATGGAACATCGTGATGAGAATGGTGCTGTAATTAATTATGGTCTTTTCTACAAAGATAAAGACGGTAATATTCAAATCACTAATTATGCTAGAGATATGGTTAATATCTCTTTGTTCGATGGTGCAGGAAATCCTAATACTAAAGATAATGTTCTTTATTCAGGTATGTCTAAAGGAGATTATGTATATACAGGATTTGCTCAATACTTTAATGCAGAGCAAAATCCTAAGATGCTTATGGGTGATTACTTTATGCGTATTCCTTCTGATGCTCCAAAGAACTTTGTAGTTCATGCTCCTAGATATAAAGTTGATGGCTTGTTCTCTAAGATGCACGCTATTAAAAATGCTAAAGGTGAAGTTATAGCTAAAGAAGTTAGTGTTGATGATATTAACGAAAATCATCCAATAGTACAACAGTTTAGAAATATATTCAAACAGGAACTGTTGGATATGGTAAACTTTATCAACATTGTATTTGAAGTTAAAGAAAATACAGAAACTCTTGAAGATGGTACAGTTGTTGACCAAAGAGGAAGAATTGTATTTAATAATGACAATACTCCAATGTTTAAAAAAGGTTGGGGTTTAGATGCTGAGTCTGCTCGTAGAGTATTTGCTAATTATCATATAGGTAAAGGACATAAACATTTCATTGAAAAGAAAGGTGATGGTTGGGCATTTAATGGACTTCTTTTTAAAGATGATAGATTTGTTCTTACAGATTATAAAACTGGCAAGACTACAAAGTATGGTGACAAGTTATTAGAATATATGTTTCCTTCTCTTTACGGGGGGGCTAGAGATGGCTTTATTCCTTTCACCACTAATGCTAATGGTGAAGTAGAACTTAATCTTAGTGTAGACCAAGAAGCTATGATTACTAGAATGGTTAAAGGTTTTGTAACTGACTATTCTAATAATGCTATTAGTCGTATGAGCGAATACAAAGACTTTGACATTAATAATCTTATTAATGAAAAGAATAGCATTGATTTTGCTCTTAATCATAGACTTATGTATATTGCTTTTAATGATATATTTGAAGGTGATACTAAGTTCTATAAAGATACTCAGACTTTCTTGAAAAGAAGTAAAGAGTCTCAAGCTAGTGGTGTTCCTTATGGTTTTGTTGATACAAGTCTTGACCTTAGAGAAAATAGCACAATAGTCCAAGGAGCTTTTCTTAATACTCCTGAAGTTCAAACTAGACTTAAAGCTATTGGTCTCGATGTTCAACAGAAGACTAAGTTTAATGGTATTACTATTAAGAATACTGTTAGAACTAGTGAGGAATGTAAAGTTGCTAAAACTTATCCAGATGGTAAAGTTGAAGGAGAAGATGGTATTCTTGTAAAAGACTTAGTAAAGAATGCCAAACTTACTCTTGACCAAGCTAGGGATTTGATGGGTGGTCCTATTATGTATGATAATAATGGTAAGCCAAAACTTAATAATGACGGAAGTTACAGACGTAGTGGTGGTTTTAGTAATACTACTATTAACGATGCTCAATCTTATATTACTTTTGAAGAATGGATTCGTCGTATTGCTGGTAGAGGTCAACTTAATGATTATCTTCCTTTGATTGAAGCTATTCAAGATGAAAGTAAAGATATTCCTGCTGACTTACTGAAGAAGTTTGTGCAAGTACAGAAGAACTTCTACTATGACCAATATTATGATGAGAAACTTAATACTATTGCTCCTCGTCAAATTAAGAATGCTGAATTTGTTCTTGTTCCAAGATTTATTAAAGGAACTCAACTTGAACAAGTTTATGAAGCAATGAAAGCAAATAAGATTGACCAGCTTAATACTGAGGAAACTAGTAAAGCAGGTAAAGCTAGAGTACTTACTATCTTTGATGAGAAGACTGGTGAAGTTACTGAAGAGCATCTTAAAGATTTCAACAATAAAGCTGAAGATTATCGTGAGGAATACGATTATAATCATCTTTATACTCAGCAAGAAACTCCTCAACACATGAATGCTAAGAATAAAGCTGGTATTCAAATTATGAAGAAGATACTTGATAATATTGATAGTAATAGTCCTCTTCATGCTTATAAAGAAGATTTCTTCAATATGTATGTTGCTAATATTAAAGATAGTTTTAATAAGCTTGTTGATGAATTAAAGATTCCTCTTGATGAAGATGGTAATATTAAATTTGATGAAGCTGGAAATATTACAGGAGTAGATATGCAAGTATTCTTTGATAAACTCAAAGATGAGTGCATGAGACTTGGTCTTGATAGTAATATGATGGACTTTGTTACTCTTAATGCTAGTATGCCTATAGCTGCTAATGGTTGTCCAAATCCTGTAATGCCTACTTATCTTAGTAATGTTGTTAATAAGCTTGAGAGTATTTCCCAAGCTATGTTTAATAGTGCTATTACTCGACAAGAACTTCCTGGTTTCCATGCTGCTCAGATTACTAATGTTGGTTTTAAAGCTACTAAAGACCAAGTTAGTTATTCTAAAGAATTAAAGTATCATCCAAATGGAGAACGTTATATTGAAATAATGCTTCCTGCTAGTAACTTTGGTTTTGCTAAGAATGCTGATGGTACTTATAAAAAAAGTAAAGAAGAGCTTCTTAAAGAACTTCAAGATGCAGGTCTTGATACTCTTATTGGTTATCGTATTCCAACTGAAGGTAAACAATCTGTTTGTGTAATGAAAGTAGTTGGTTTCCTTGATGACGCTCAAGGTTCTACTATTGTTGTTCCTGATGATTGGGTGTCTCAAACTGGTTCTGACTTTGATATTGACTCTGTATATGGTATTCAATATAATACTTATATAGATAAGCATGGTAATATTCGTAAACAAGATTATTCTGAAAAACTTGATATTTACGATTATGCTAATTATGTAAATAGACATCTTGAGAAAGCTGATAAGATTAAAGATAAATCGGTTAAAGAAGCTTTTGAAAAACTTAATAAGGAAATAGATGAACAATTTGAAAAATCTCGTAAAGAATTAGTTGAAGAAGAAACTCAAGCTTATGATGTTTTATCCGATGAAACTAAAGAAATTCTTCAAGCTAGAATTGACAAGTTTAATAAAGCTGCTAAAAAGCTTGGTATTATGAGTTATAAACAGTATTTAGCTCAAAATGTAGAAGATGCTAATACTCGTGAAGCTCGTAATAATAGACTTCTTGATGATATGATTCATATTTTGCAAGCTAATGAAGCTCTTGAAGAGAACCTTTCTCGTTCTAACTTTGAGAGTATTATTGCAGCTCGTGATAAAGTTATGAATTCAATAGTTAAAGAAGTTCGTGAAGCTAGAAGTCCTTATGATTTTCTTGACCAAGCTGCTTATCAAGAAGATGTAATGAGTGGTGCTAAGCTTAAAGCGTTTAGTGTTACTCGTGATACTTTCTGTTCTGTATGTAATACAGTTCATCCTCATATTACAGATAAATATACTATTAAAGTTGCATATAGTAAAGATAAGTACAATCTTGAAGAACTTCAAAAGAGATTTGAGAAAGTAGAAGAAACCGATGAAGGTTATGTGGTTACACATAATACTCTTGGTTGGACAAATGATAATAAGAATGTAGATGGTTATATTCTTACTGCATACAGTTCTCAGACTACTGCTCATATTCTTGATGCTGTTAAGGAAGGTGCTATTCCAAATGTAAATGACTTTACTTTTGCAGTATATAAAACTCTTGCTGATATTGGTAGTAATTATGATACTGCTGTAGGTTTTATTATGCAACCTGCTATTACAAGAATTGTAAATGCTTATAATGCTAATAAATCTATTTATTCAGATAAACATAATAAACCAATAGAAGAAGCTATTAGGTCATTAGGTAAAGAGGTTCTTAATGCTTATCATATTAATACTGATAAAATTAATCTTGGTGAAATAATTGCTAGAGTTAATGGATTACTTGGTACTAAGTATAGTTTAGACAAGCATAATGATATTACTTTATCGCCTGATGAGTTAGCAAAGAGATTGCTTAATGATAAAAACCGCCCCGTAAAAGGAAGTATATATCAACATGATTGGGCTGTTCTTTTTGCTTATAATGATTTAGCTAAACTTTCTGATAAGATAGGTGCTACTGCAAGAGTTTGTAATCCTGATAGATTTGGTGCTAAACAAAGTATTTTCGCTACTCGTAAAGTATTTAATGATATTGCAGATTTGATTGAAGATGAAAATCCAGCTTTAGTTGTTGGAACTTCTTCTATTGTTAATAGTATCTATGCAGGTTATGACCCTACTAAAGGTTTAAGAAGTTATATTACTAGTAATGCTAAAAGTGCATATCCTAGTCTTAATGCTTTCTTAAAATATGCTAGTGCTCCTTCTATTCTTGTAAATAGAATGTTGTTTGATACAGAACAAGATAATTTTAGAATAGCTAATAGAGCTATTGAAGTTATAAACGGTAGTAATAATGTTACTGAGAAAGATTATAAAGGTTTTACTCAGTATATTCTTAATGCTGCTTATAAACAAACAGATGCTGTTGTAAATAACTATACTTATGATGTAGAGAAGAAACAAACTGTAGTAAATAAAGAATTTGATGAAACGGATGAAGCTCTCAGAATTATGGGTTATGGTTGTACTCCTGATTTTACTTTTAATGTTAAAAATGTAACTAATCCTACACAAGAAGAAGTAAATGCTTGGAGTAAACTTAGTCCTGCTCAAAAAATTAGTTGGCTTAAAGCTAATAGTGTTGATGCTGGTATATTCAATTATATAAATACTAATTTATTTAATGAATATGAAATGAATAGAGACGGTCAAAGTCGTCAAACTATTCGTTTTAACGAAGATGCTGTTGATAATGAAACTGCTTATAATCTTTTTGATACTGCATTTAGTTCAGATAATCCATTAGTTAAACTTGCTGCTATGGATATGGTTAAGTATGCTTTTGTCGCAGAAGGTTTTAAAATAGGTAGAGGTGCTATTAATAAATGTATTAAAAATACTGCTCTTCGTGATGAAAATACTTTTGTTCAATACAATGGTTCTAGAACTAGTATTATTGCTCAAATTAAAGCTCAAGTAGATAATGCAGTTGCTAGAACTGACTTAGTTGAACAGTATTTTAGAACTGACCCAGGAGTTACTAATGTTCCTCATAAGTTTATGAGTAAGAAATATAGTTCTATGTTCAAAACTGTAACTAGAGAAATGTATGAATTTGGTTTAGACGATAAAGACAACGCTATAGAATTTGGATTTGCTAGAGAAAGTAATGCAAAGTTCGTTCCAATACAATTTAATAACTATATTTATATTACTAAAAAAGAAGGTAACGAAAGCGTTACTAGACTATATAAAATTGTTTCTCCTGACCTTGGTTCTGGTATAGGTTTTGCTTATCCATTAAATGGTTTGGAAGCTGGTGAAGATAGAGAAGTTAGTATTAATAATGCTAATAATAGTGTTCCTCTTCCAAGTTATTATGAAGCAGTTATTGATAACTTGATGAACAGTGAAATTGCTGATTATACATTAGATGAATTAAATGAATTGTATAAGAAGCATGTTGCTACAACAAAAATCAATAAAGTCAAAGCTGTTACACATTTTGATATAATGTCAGATGCTAATAATGATAATGGTGGAGCTAAAGATGCTATTGATAAGATTATTAAAACTTTCAACGATTATGAAGGTAATAGAATATTTATTCAGAATATGTATCTTTATGGTAAAACTAAATATGATTTATTTACTCCTCCTATTCATGTTGAAGGTGAAACTATTTCTAATGGTGGTGAACCTATTAGTATTAATGGAAACTTCTTATTTAGACGTGCTACTAAAGTAAGTATTGAAAGTCATAATATTCGTACAGGAGAACATATTGAGGAAAAACCTCAACTTGTTGAAATAGTTAGGGAAACTCCTATGGCTAGTTCTCGTGAAGAGGTAACTCTTGGTTCTGCAAGTTCTAAACTTGAACAAAGTCTTAGAACTACAACTGACTCTTTTGAAAAGAATATAGTAAAAGAACTTAATCGTAGAAGTGGTCTTGGAGATATAGAAGCTGGAAAACTTATGCGTCAACTTCGTGGAGAAGGATTTGAACAAAGTACTAAAGGCTATAAAGAGTTTAAAGATAGCGTATTCTATAGTGGTTATGCTTATCTTAAACATAAAGTTAATAGTACTCTTGGAAAGTTTAGTCAATTTTACAGAGATGAAAATGGTAATTACTTTGCTATCAATAGTCCTGAAGTAATCAATGTTATTAAGAATAATCCTGCTTTACAAAGACAGTTTCTTGAAACACTTGCTGATGCTAATGTTATTGTTGATAAATTTGGAATTATTAATCAGATTAAAGCTGATGAAATTGAAAATCCTACTTTGAAATTCTACATTGATGAAATGCAGAAGATGATTAAGGAACTCAGTAATAGTTCTATTATTGATGATGCAGAAGTTAAGTTTGGACTTGATTATCTTCAGAAACTTAGTAATGACCCTAATATTCAAAATGGTCTTATTAGTATATATGATGGTTTTCATTCTAGTGGTTGGCTTGATGCTTGGTTTGGTGATTTACAAGAACAAGGTAACAGTCTTGTTCAAGTAGTTACTAGAAAAGTAATGGCTGATATTCGTGCTAAAGAAAGTCAAGCAAAAGATTTTGCTGTAGCTTTTGGAAAACATTTTGAAGACATTAAAGCTAGAGCTGCTAAAGTTGGTGCTTCAGTTGACCTCAATAAGATATTTGATAAGAACGGAAATATAGTTCGTAATTATACAGATAAATTTGTTGAAGATATTAAAGAACTTAAACGTAATGTAGCTAAAGCTAGAGTTAATGTTCAAGATAATCCAATGGAATATATTCAAGCTAAACATAAACTTGATAAGTTCCTTCTTGACCACGTTAATCGTGAATATGTTGATAGTTATTATCAGAAACTTTATGATGAAGATGAATTTATTATTAATAATCATCCTCAAATTTATTCTGAGTATATAAAACTTCGAGAAGCTATTAGACAGATTAATAGTCGTAGAATTGATGGCGTTTTAAGTAAAGAGTTTGAAGATAAACTTGTTGAACTCAGAACTAAGATTAATGATTTAACTAGTCAATTTATTGGTAACGAGTATAAGCCGACTTACGAATATGGTTTTCCTGGTACTGAACGAGCTCCTGATGATAGCATTATTGTAACTAATCAAGAAGTTTATGATAACGCTCGTAAACAGTCTCTTAATGATGCTGTTCAATTAGACCAATATCTTAGAAGAATTAAAGATATTAAGGAAGAATATACTGCTAAAGAGGAGAAAGAGGGTTTCCGTGATATGCTTGATAAAATGCTTAATATTATTGATAATGCTGAAGTTAGAGATGCTAACGGTAAAGTCACTACTCCAGCTAGTCAGCTTGACACTAATAAAGAGTATAAGAAAGCTAAAGAATGGATTGCCAATAATGCTCATTGGTCAGTAGATGATGTTCTTAAAGTTAGAATTGAAGATGCTTATAAAAAACTTGGTATTACTAATTTCAAAGCTTCTAAAGCTAGAGCGTTTATTAAAGATAAACTAGCTAAAGGTGAACAGATTTATGATGAGTTTGGTAATATTGATGCTAGTAAGTTTACTAATACAGAGATTGCTGCAATTAAAGAAGACGTAGAACGTAATTATGGTACAACTAATACCTCTTTATTCTCTGATAGAAATCTTATTAATTCAGCTGAACCAACTAATGAAGCTGCTCCTAGTGAGTTCTTTAAAATGCTTAATAGTGGCGGTATGACTAATCCTGAGTATCAAGAGATTATTACTAAGATTAATAATATTACTCGTAAATATTATAATAGTGCTGCTAAAATAGTTGAAACTTCTAAGATGAGTATCGAAGATTTGAAAGCTCTTGGAGACCTTTATGATGAATTAGATAAAACTAAGAAACATAAAGGAAAAGGCAGTTACGATGCTTATCAAGCATATAGCAAGTATGCTAAAGAAAATGTAAACGAACAAGCTTATTATTCTGAAGAAGATGAAGCTAAGAAGCGAACTGAACCAGAGTTCTATACTTTATGGAAGCGAGTTAATGCTAGATATGAAGTTCTTAGAGATAAGAAAGGTAAAATAGTTATTGATGAAACAACTGGTAAAGCTGTTTATGATTTAACTAAAGCACCAACACCAAATCATTGGCTTTATACTACTATTGCTCCTAATGATGCTTATTGGGAAGATTTAAACAAACGTGACCCTAAAGAAGCAGCCAGACAAAAGAAAGAAGTTGAGGATAAAACTAAAGCTCAAGAGTTCCTTAGCAATACTCTTGAAACTATTAATACTCCTCAATATTACAAAGCTAAAAATGCTGCTCTTGCAAAAGGTATCGCTTATTATAAAGAATGGTATGATAACAATCATGTTTATAATCCATTTACTCATGCTTATGAAGCTCTTCCTATTTGGAATAGAACAAGAGTTATTCCTAGTATAGATAATGGTGAGTATTCTCCTAATTGGACTCAGACTACTCTTACTCCTAAAGCTCATTATAAGAATCCAAATTATATTGAAGGCTATACAGATAATGAAAATTATAAAACTGTTGAAACTGATGATAAAAATGGAACTACTCATGTTCCTGGTTATGATAATAATTTAGGACTTAATGAGTACGAGCAAGAAGCTAAACAATATATTCAAGATACTCTCATGAGTTTTGCTAAAACTGAAACTGCAAAGAGAGCTATTGCTAGTGGAATGGCTCCTCATAGAGCTAAGAAAGCAGAACATGATGCTAAATGGGCTGCAAAGCAAGCTAAAGAGTTTATTGGATTTAGTGATATGCTTCCTAGTGGTAAAGATAGTTGGTATGAGAAGATTGATTACTCTGAAGATAGAACTATTGATATGCCTATGTTAATGACTCAACTTAAAAATAAGGAGAGTGTTGACTTGAATAATATTCGTAGTACTAAACCGAAGAGAGAAACTTATGCTAGTGATGAAGCTTATGAAAAAGATTTAGAAGCTTATCAAAAACGTATTGATGAAGCAATTAAGAAAAACGAAGAAATACATCAAAAACTTCTTGATAGAGATTATATTGGTGCTATTCAAGATTTCATTAGTGCTGCCGGACATTATAATGCTATTCAAGACAATAAACAATTATTGTTCTATACACATAGAATGTTAGGTAAGATGAAAGCTTATGATACTAATCTTGGTTGGAATAACTTACGTAAAGATAGTCAAACTAGTACAAGTGATGAAACTTCTTATATTGAAAAAGCTGATACTCGTCTTCAAGAACAATTTGATAACTGGGTTCGTAGATTAGTTTATGACCAATATAAAATTCCTCAGAATAAGTTAACTAGAACTGCTAGTATGCTTCAAAGTTTTACTAGTGCTAAATTTATGATGTTGAACATTACGGGTGGTATTGGTAACATAACTGTTGGTGAATCTGCTATTGCTGGAGAATATATAGCTAAAGAGTACTTCACTCCTACAAGTTGGTTAAAAGGAAAGAACATGTGGAGACACGCTATTCCAAGCTTTATTAGAGGTATGGCTAACGAAGATAGTACAACACTTGCTGATGCTCTTGTTAAGTTTATGAATATTGTTGACTTTGATGAAGTTAATAATAGACCTACAGTACATCTTGATGCTGATACTGTTCTTAATAAGATTAGAGACTTTATGTATAGTCCTAATAGTATGGGTGAGCATTTTATGCAGAATGGTACTATGTTCAGTATGTTCTTTGATAATAGAATGGTTAAAGTTCCAGATGCTGAAAGTAATGGAAGACTTGGTTATGAAGCTATGACTTGGGAACAATATAAAAATAAGTTCCACGAATATGCTATGAGAAATATTATTGGAGGTAATGAAGAACTTATTAATAAATATGAAACATTTAAAAAGGATATTCTTGCTGATGATAATAAAAAGAAAGAGTATATTTGGAATCGTAGAGATATTAATACTGAGTTTGCTAATCTATATCTTACAAAGGAACAGAAGAAACAATTTATCACTGAAAGAAAGAAATTTGAGAAAGAAGCTAAAGTTAAGTTTGAAGAACTTCCTACAGTAATGGACCAAGTTGACCTTAAAGATGGAAGACTTGCTTTTAAAGAAGGAAGTATTCTTGCTGAACTTCAAGCTAAATCTAAAGATAAAGAAGTAGGTGATGGTTATATGTTCCTTGGATATATGAAAGGCAAAGTTATTTCAGTTAATAAGAAAATTCATGGAGTATATGATAAACTTGGTGCTGCTCAACTCGAAAAACAATGGTGGGGTTCATTAGCTATGCAGTATCATAAACATATTTATCCTGGAGTTATGAAGCATTATCGTAGAAAAGGTTATTTCAATGAAGAAAGAGGAACTAAAGAAATAGGTTGTGCTCCTGCTTTATTTGATTTCCTTACTACTCCTATCAGAAAACTTAGATACGAAAAAGAAATGTCTGATGGTCAAGTAGAAGTATTGGAAAGTCTTCAGGTACTTCTTAAAGGTTATGCTGAGTTTGCAATGAACTTACAAACTAATTGGCAGTTAATGCCGAAATGGCAAAGAGCAAGTATTGAACGTGCTGCTAGTGATGTAGTTGGTGCTCTTGGTGGCATTTGTACTGCTCTTGCTGTTCGTTGTATTTGGGACGATGATGATTTAAAAAATAGTCTTTGGGGTAATCTTATGCTTTATGAAGCTGATGAGTTAACTACTCAATCAATGATGTATAACATGTTGTTCTTACCACAACAGTTTGACCAATTATGGTCTAGTCCTATTGCAGGTGTAACTGCTGGTAAAGATATAATGGCTGCTTGTAATAATATCGCTGCTTATGTAATGGATGATGATTATGACCCTAATTATACTAGCGGTCGTTATGCAGGTCAAAACAAGATTATTGTTAAACTTGGTCGTCAAATTCCAATTTACAGAAGTCTTAATAACCTTGCTACTCTTGATAAAGCTAATAGTTATTATAAGACTGGTGATAATCTTCTTACTTTGATTAATATAAAAAATTGGGCTAATGATATTAGAGGTACTAGTAGTCTAGAACGTTAAATATTAAATGGTTATAGCCGCCCCGTAAAAGGAATGTATGGTTCATAATCATTAAATAAGTTTAATCGTAGTAAATTAAGTTCCTTCAACTGTTGGAGATATAAATGTTATTTGTATCTTTGCAGCAGTTGAAGGTTTTCTTGTTCTAAGCCAAAATGGTTTTAAAGTTTTAATGTATAAAGTTAAATAATGGCTGATAATGTAATTCAATGCTGAACTAGCGAGTTCATTCTATTCTCATCTTTAAACGGGAAATGAAGCAGTAAGTAATCGTGATGATTATTTACTGCTTTTTTTTTGTGCTTAGCAAAATGTGTTGAAACGTGTCGCCTAATGGATAAAAAAAAAGAGTAACCTAACCTCACGGTCAAGCTACTCAAGTCAATGATAAAATTTTAATCTGTGAACTACAGCCGCTGCTGTAATAAATAACAAACAACATTATAAACGAACTTAAATCATTATAGTATATAACATGATATTATAGCAAGTAACAAATTTAATATTTCAATTTCTTCTGTAAGCGGCTAATTAATTCAAGTAATATAATTAATCGAATCATATATGAAAGTCGCTTAGAAATCAATTAATATGTAATTGTGGGAGTTTCCCACTGGTCGGCATAGTTTAAACGCTCGTATGCCAGGAGTGGAAATAAGATTGACAAGTAAGGATTAATTGAAAAATTACACTTTAAATGACTTCTAAGCTACTTTAGTGTTACGGCTGAACAATTATTCAGGAGATTAGAATCACCCTCATATAGAGGATTTCAAAATGTAGGATTTGCCATATAGCTCAACTTAATTAAAAGGAACTTTAATTATATTACCATTTGCATCAAGATAAATAACACTATCTGTAGAATAACCATCATTAGTGGTATCAACATCATTAATTTCATAATAATCATCATTAATTCCACATGAATCGATTGTATCTACAGGTTCTGTATTATTAGTGTATTTTCTATTGTTATATGAACATGCTACAAGAATAGATACTATAATCGTTAATACAACGATAATATTTCTTCTATGTTTATTATAATTCTCATTCATTTTATTTAAATAAAAACTCCTAGTACTTTCACAAGCACTAGGAGCAATCGTTTAATTTTAAATTTTAGAAATATGAATACAATAATCAGTTTATAAATATAAATCTACATATCTTTGAATAACATTAACATGAGTACTACCAGTAAACTTAAATGTTACTTCATCGTCTCTACTAAATACAACAAATGGATAATCAAAAGCACTATATTGATGAAGTATTCTTTTTGGAACTTCATTAAAATCTTTGATTTCAAGAGTTATATTTTTCTTCGATTTGGCTAGTACTGTCTGTACGTTATTAATAATAATTGTACAACCAAGACAATTCTTAGTCGTTATTATCAGGATTTTTCTTTTCATTAATCTGACCAATTTTACTGTAATATTCACCAGCCATAGTAAATCTTACATTCTCATTTTCAAGCATTACACGATAAGTTCTTTCAATATTCTTCAAATCTCTAAGAAGAAGAGAAAGATTACCATACGTTACTTTACTAATCTTTGTGTTGTTAGCTGCATTAGCAAGATGCTTCTTAACCTTGTTAATTTCTACTACTGTTTCTGCATGACGATTAATCATACGAGCTACCCAATTCTTTGTCATTTCTACCATAGTTATTTAAATTTTAAAATTAATAATTATTTCTTTGCTGTAGAACCAAAACCACCATCACCTCTATCAGTTATGCCAAGGTCTTCAAGATTATTGACAGTTTCCCAACAAATTTGTCTATGATGAGGAATCTCAAGCTGACCAATAACATCACCAACCTCAATAGGTTTTGCATTAGTTATAATGGAACGGAATACAACAAAAAATTCTCCACGATAACTTTCATCACCAGTACAAGGAGAATTAGGTATTACGTAACCCATTTTGGTAATACGTGAATTAGGACGTAAAGTAAGTGAATCACGATATTCAGTAGCAACATGAATACCAGTTCCACATTTAACACGACCATCTTTTGTGATTTCAACACTAGTTGCAATTACATCACAACAAGCATCTGTAGCGTGTCCATAAGCGTGACCGTCTTTATCACCTTCACTCATATAATGAGCATACTCTGGAATTTGTGCTTTAACTTTAGGGTCAAGCCAAATCTTAACTGGAACAAAATCAATAGCTGTACGAAGAGCGTCTTTAAGTTCTTTTTCAGCCATTAATCTGTTGTCTGGAGTTTCTTTAAAAGCATTTGCATAATTAATAAATGCATCTGCAATACGATTACTTAATTGACTCATAATTTAATCAGTTATATTATTACGTTGTTCTAAAATATCTTTTCTAAGCTTTTTAATACTACCACGATAAATATAATTATGATTTATAATATAAGTATTTTTAGGAAGCATATTATTAGGAATCTTATCATAAAGACGACCTATTACATCTAGTTCTACTAAACGTTTTATTCCTTTACTTATGTTACTTTTATCACAATTATAATATGCAGCAATATCTTTATTACTTAAAGATATATGATTAACACCATAAGGTATATTCTTAGCTATATACCTAACTACCTTACGGACATAAGTATTTTCTTTATCCATTATTTCAAGTAGCGCATCATCTATAATTGCTTTATGTTCCATATAATATATGGTTTTATGATATTCAGTACCATCATCAGCCTTATCTTTAATTTTAAGACCTTTGAAGTCTAGAGAATAGTCATAATCAATACTATCTCTAGAAAGTTTATTAATTACATTATCCATATCAATATCTTTTGTTTACTAGCTGTTGGCTAAGACACAAAAAAAGTGGTGAAATATAACCACTTTTTCACAAAAATAGTCATATATAACCACTTTTAGCTAGTAAACTAATTGATTATCAGGTAGTTAGCTCCTATAATATA